ACCCTCGATAATTTCTACGAATTCAGCTGCCATTATTTCTATCTCTGTTTGTTCCATAAATACATTATAACAACTTTAGATTCTAATGCGCGCTGTTGGCGGCGCCGAAGTGGCGCCGCCGAAGCGGGAGGTTTAGTAGTAGGTGATTGTGTTTGTTGGTCGTAGTGCGATGATTGCGTCGAAGATTTCGTTGCCGAAGTATTCGATGATTTCGTCGTTGTCGTTGAAGTGATCGTTGAAGGCGAGGTATGGGTTTTCGTTTTCGTAAAAATGAAGGAAGAGTTTGATGTTGCCGTTGTCGTCGATGCTGTCGTTTTCGATGTCGTCGTCGTCGTTAGCGAAGTCGGTGATGTCGAAGCTGCAGTTTGCTTGCGCGTAAGCGGGCGTTATGAGTAGCGTAAGTGTCTGTGTGTCGTCGTTTGTGTCTGATGTAATTGTAAATGTTTGCATGATTATATTATAACAACTTTAGTTTTTAGGGCGGATGTTTGCGGAGTCGTTGAGAGTTAGATTTTGAATGATTTGAAGAAGGCGATTGCGTTGTCGTCGAAGTATTGAGAGTCGTCGATGCTGTCGATGTCGTCGCTGTGATGCTGTCCGTCGATGTCGATATGAAATTGGTATTTGTCTGTTGGGCGGTAGATGATATTTAGGGTGTCGGTGGATGGATTGCCGTCGAAGTCGTTTTGATTGATGAAGTCGGCGGTGAAGTGGTGCTGAATGCCGTAGTCGTCGTCGTGCGTCGTTTGGATGTATTTGAATGGAGTATTGAAAATAATCATTTTTATAACTTTCTGAATTGAATTGATATAGTTATTATAACAACTTTAGTTTTTGAGTTAGGCGATGAGGGCGTCGTTGGGAATTGTGAGATTGTCGATTTGTAAGTTGCGATTGATGAGATCGGTTTTGATTGTGTTGGGAAGTTGCTGTCCGAAGAATTCGTAGAGTCTGTCGATTGATTCGAAGTGGTAGAGGTCGTCGCCGTAGTAAGAAGAAGTCGAAGTTCCGCAAAATGTTTTGTTTTCGATGTTGTAGATGAAGCGGTGGCCGGATTCGAAGTAGTCGTCGGAATCTGAAATGAATGTTGCGAAGTATTCGTCGGTAATCCAAATGTCGTAGGCGATATAGGTTTCGGTTTCGGTAATTTCAAAGGTGAATAAGTTTGTGTTTGTTTCCATATGGTTATTATAACAACTTTAGTTTTCAGACGGCACTAATCCCACCGCCCCTTACGGCAGGCTTTGCGCGATGCGACCCGCTTTTTGTTCGGGATTGTCTGCGCCTTCAGGAAGTTCCTGTCCGCGAATGCTTGACGATCTTCGTCGTGCCATTTATTTTTCTGCTTTGTTGCCATGTAATCATTATAACAACTTTAGAACTACACTCTTGCCGCAATTTCTTGTTGATACAGTTGCGCAACCGCACAGAGTTTTGCAAATGAATCATCATCAACTTCGTTTACTGGCCAGCCAAACCGCGTGTACGCACCGATGTAAGCAATCCCCCGCACTTCTCTGTCCTTATCGAGTGGAGTGCCGAGAGTTCTTAGCAATGCTTCCGCAAAGTAGTTGCGCATACCAGTTGAGTTCATGTTGCACACAAGCATAAAGTCCGCAATTTGCAACTTTAATGTTTCAAAGTTCTTTTCATCAAGAGTATTTGGATGATGATCAAGAGTTGCCGCGCACCAGAATCCAGTTGCGTGAACTTGTAAGACTCGAACCGGAGTGTTCACGTGTCCTTCTTTAGTGGATCAACAGGCCACTCAGATACTTCAGTACACCAGCCATGTGTGTAATCTTGAATCGCTTCTGCTGTTCCGCAATCGGAGCAGATCTCTGTCTTGTTGTCCGCTCGAGAAAGAGCACCTGGATATTCAGCCGGCATCAAATTATTTGGAATCCAGTTGTACTGGCATCGCGGACACATGTGTGGAACTTTCATACCATCACTCGAGTCGTGTCTTCGGTGTAAGCGACTGCTCGGCAAAGAACTTCGAGTCGGTACTCACCCTCACGGATTGTTGGAAGATGATCTTTGTTTGTTTTGCCGTACGAGTATCCATTGTTAAACATCGCGTCGATTAGTTCTTGCTGATCGATTTGGATTACCACAACGCCATCTTCAATCCGCAAGCAGTAGCCGCCGCGTACTCGGAGTCCGCCATCTCGGCCGGGTTGAACTGGTCGCATCTTCATTAGCAAGTCCATTCTACAAGAATGAATGTTGACTGCTCATCTTTTGAGAGAGTAAGTGAAGTGCTCACTAGTTCAAAGAACTCTTCAGAGCTGATCTTGTTACCTTCAATGTGAATGATCTCGTTCCCGAAGTAGCCCGCATCGGCTACGGCAGGTGTGAATGTGTATCCGGAGATTGCACCAGTAATCTCGTTGATTGTGGCTACCATGTAGCCTGGAATTTGAACTTGTGTGTCCATGTCGTTTTGTCCTTTTGTTTAGGTTGATAAGATTATTATATCAACTTTAGATTGTAATCCTAGCTCCGCACTCGCACTCGCCGATCTCACCTGGAGCGTCTGAAGGAACTTTTTTGTGTTCGTGTAGACTGCCCACTCGCTGAAGAGCTTCCTCATGAGTTAGCTCCGCATCATAGTGCATCAGCCGCGCGTACTCTCTACGCTCGCGTGTGATCACTGACTTTTCTACTTTAGTTTTCAATGCGTTCGTAAGAGTATTGGCCGTTTATGAAGCCGATGGGGTCGTTGCAGTAGAAGTCGCCGAGGAGGTGCTCGTCGGAAGCTGGAATTGTTATTTCACATTCGTAATCGTGATTTGTAATGTTAGGTTCAGAAAGAATTTTCAATTGAGCTGTCGGGACGAATTTTTGTAGGTTTTGGATTGATTCGTGATTTAAGTCGGTGAAGTGTGTAATTGTTTTCATAAATACATTATAACAACTTTAGTTTTTACAGCGAGATGCTGCGCGCCGGATCCCCGTTAGCAATTCGCCTTTTTGTGTGGTGAATTAGGATCCGGCCCGCAAGCCTCGTTGCGATTACTTAGACGCGGTAGGCGACTGAGTAACCGCGATCTTGCTTCGCGTACACTTTCGTGTAAGCGGCGCTGAGGGCGGCTTGGCCAGTGCTGAACACTTGCCGGCTGGTCTGGCGGCGTGGCAATTCTGCCATTCCCCACGAGCACACCAGGACGTTATCCTGAACTGTGACCTCGTAGACCTTCTTCTTGCCGCTTTGTCCGCGACCCATAGGTCCGATATCGCTCCCCTTAAGGAGACACCATTTTGATGTTGCCATGACGTTGTTGTCCTTTCGTCGTTTTACCAAGCAGGTTTGCTTGATAAGTCCATTATATCATCTTTAGATTCGGCAGGCGGCCATGATGACCGCCCACCGGATCAGAAGTTTTATTCTTAGATCAGCTCGAGATCCGATGGCTTTATAAAGACACCCAAAACCCCGCCGAAGATTTTCACCACGGCTGTCTGATGTTCTGCTGGGACGCTCAAGTCGAATCCCTGTCCTTTAAGTTCGGCTTTTGGAAGTTCAGAAATGATTCCTTCCTCGCCGAAAAAAGCACCCTCTTCGCGGATGATGATTTTATCTCCAATTTTCATATTTTTCCTTTTCGTCGTTATCAGCTGCTTGCTGATAAATACATTATAACAACTTTGGATTTTTTAGCCAAAATACGAATCAGTGAAATCTTGAATTTCCATTTCGTAATACGCGGCCATCAGCTCGATCTCATCTTCGTCAAACTCAATATCGAATATCGGCCAACCACCTGAGTGCATCGGCTTCGCCTCGAAAATACTAAACTTTACTGAGGGAACAGCTTCATTCATTTTTGCCAATACATCTAATAGAGTTTCATTTTCAATTGACCCTGCCCATGCTATTGATTCACGAATCGTAATTTTCATATTTTGTCTTTCTCGTCGTTGTTGATATGATCATTATAACAACTTTGGATTTTACTCTTCAAAGAGAGAAAGCTGATTTTCGTTTTGACCTTGTGAAAGTTGCTGTGCAATTTTTGTGCGATCATTTTCGGGCGATTGGTCAATAATGTCCCATTCGTCTTCTGTCCAATCAGTTGTGTCGATAATTATCAGATTCTCTGCGTTTCCGTAATTGCCATCAGTTGCAAAATAGTGGTTCATGTGTTGTCCTTTGTTGTCGTTGGTATTAGTCATTGTATCTTCTTTAGAAAAGCCACCGTCTCATAGTCGGGCTCTATACCAGGCCGGGACTTCAAAAAGCCACCGTCAACGTATTCAGTTGCCTACTAGGCCGGGTTTTTGTTTTTGTGCTAGATCAGCACCTTTACTGTAGACTCTACAAATATGTGGCCTGAGTCGTTGCCTTCAGGGTCTGACGATGGGATCAAAGCAGTACCGTCATCAAGAATGATGACCATAGGTACGCCTGAGAAGCTACCGTCCCAGCCGAAGTCTTCGCACTCACCGTTAGTCAGTGGTCGGACCGTCTTGATCTTGCGACCGACTAGTGCGCCGTATTCTCGTTTGATATATGCATCACGGTCCATTGTGTATCCTTTTGTCGTTGTGTTGATATGTTCATTATAACAACTTTAGAAAGAGAAGGGCCAGCACGGAGGAGGACGTAAAGGACAAGTAAACTACTCACCCCGTGCTGACGATCTTAGGCAGCCTTGCTGGATACCGTGGTCATTGCTTTCGCCGCAGCAGCGCCGATCTCAGTGGCCACTGCAGCCGGGTCACGAACTCCCTTTAGAACAACCGCTGATGAACCTTTGCAGATTGCTGACGCGTACATACCGCCGCGACTATCAAACGGAAGCCAAAGAACTCCGACACCAGCTTTGTCGCACTCATTCACCCAGCGGCGTGCTGCTTGTAGTTCTTGCTCTGTGTAGCAACCATCACTTACAACTACCAGCATGCGAGCTCCTGAGCCATTCAACAAGTTGAGCGAACCATTCAATGCCTTGAACGCTTTGTCAAACTTCTCAGTCCCATCAGACGCGGTGTACACGTTGACTTTGTCAAGGTGCTGACCGGGCTTCAGAGTTGGGAAGACACCTTCGCCGTAGTACACCATCGCTGCGCGTGCTTGTATTCGGCGTGCTGCTTCGCTCATCACCCAAGCAGTAACTGCCATCGGGTTCATCGCTTCACTCATTGAACCGCTGATGTCAACCATCACGCCAATGTTAAGCGTTGGCTCGTCAGTGTGCTTGCGCACTGAGCGACGCCATGGCTCAACTTGAGTCATGATGCCCTTGCTCTTGAGTGCCGCACCTTGAACCATTGCACGAGTGCGAAGGCGTCCGGGAGGAACGATTGATGCAATCTCAACAACATCGCGCTCGCGATACTTTGCCTTCTCGAGAAGTCGTGCGACTGTGACAGCCGCTGCTCGTTCTTCCGCAGACGGAGTACGCTCTTCAATGAGTCGGCTGCTGCTCTTGCCATCGGCCATTGGACCGGTGCCCTGGCCAAAGACTTCATTCGCAACACTCTCGTGTTCCTTCTGAGTCTTCGCTGAACTGCCGCGTTCCTTCGCGATCTCACTCCACTCTTCAGTGGTCTGTTGATCATCAAGATCTCCGCTAGCATTGATTGCTGCAGTGCCTGCTGCTTCTTCGAGTGCCTCGAGCATCTCGCCCATGATTCCGCCGGAACCTTCAGCGCCATTCTCATCAGGAGTGCCTTCGCCTGGATCAGGCTCGCCATTCTCTTCTGCTTGCTCGTTAACAATCTCAACCCACTTGCGTGCAAGCGGATACATTGCTGTTGCGTCAAGATGATTGTTGTGGTCCTGCGCCGCAATCCAGATCTCGCGAAGCTTTGCAAGTGTCGCTGCGCCGAGCTTAGACTCAATGAGTGGAGTGATTGCTTCAATGTCTTCGTCTTGAAGAACACCCGCAGAGACTCGTGCCATTGTGAGAGCAGCAATAGCTGCAGCAACTCGTGTGTCGCTTTCTTTGATTGCTTCTTCTTTAAGATCAGCAACTACAATCTCGAGCGCGCTTGCGCGAAGAAACGCTCTGTTCTCTGGCATGATAGTCACGCCATTGTATTCGATGCGTCCTTCTTCAAGATAGATAAGAGCTTTGAATTCAGCCGGCGACAACGCATTGAACGCGGCTTCGATATCCCAGTTAGAGAAGCGAGCGTGAAGCGCTTCGTGAAAGATTGCGCCTGTAGCTTTTGGCCACTCGAATTGGTTTGAGCGAACTCGCAAGTCGCCGATTGTCTCGGGAGAGATATTGCCGCCGAAGGCAACTTCAACATTGACTTCAACTTCAGCAGTTGCTGGAGTGTAGCACGCTGGAGCAACTCCGCCGGCACCAGGTCCTACGTATCCCACGAGGTCGTGGCGATCTGCCCACTTGTTAGCGAGCTCTCCGACTGCAGCTCCGATGCCAAGCCACTCAACTGGCGTGGACTCTGCGCGAGTCTTTTTGTCGTATTTTAGATGTCCCATGTTTTGTCCTTTAGGTTTGTCCTTGTATAGATCATTATACCAACTTTAGAAAATCAGCTGGCCGGCTCCCACCTACAGGAGCCAGCCGCTGAAGACCTAGATCTTGGCTGGTCGGCACTCTTCACCGAAGACTCGGGTCAAGACATCCGCCACAACTGGGCGATCAATCTCGGGAGCCGCGGCCAATAAGTTCGAGATCGCGAACTTGCTACCGAATGTCTTAGACAGTTCTCTGAATGCCAGGAGTTCGCGCATCTGCGGAGCCCATGACACTTCGTTTGACTGCTGCTTCTTGCTCAGGTTCTGCGCTGCTGTCACAATTGGAGTTGGGCAACCGAGCTTGCGAGCAAGACCCCAGTCAGTTGTCATCTCTGCGTGAACAGTGAATCGTGAAAGAAGAGCTTCAGAGAGACGAACTCCAGGTGCATTGGGGTTTGTCGCTGCGACTACGTAGAAGCCAGGCTTTGCCTTGACAGTTCCGCGTTCTGGGTTTGCTGTGACTGTGTACTCACGGCGTCCATCCATCAAGCCGTAGATGATTGAAAGAACTTTAGGATCAATCAATCCGACTTCGTCGATCAGCAACACGCCGCCTGACTCTGCTGCTTTGAGCAATGGGCCATCTTCCCAGACGAAGCCACCACTTGGTGTCTGAACATATCCGCCAACTAAGTCGGACACTTCAGTGTCACCTGAGCCGAGCACTGTTTGTATTCCGCCAGCTTCAGTGTGGAACGCTGCTTCAATGAGTGCAGTCTTTCCACAACCAGGTGCTCCGTAGAGGAGTGCGTACTGTGAACCTTCACGCGCCTTACGCAGAACTTGCACGTCATTGTGCTCGCCCCATGCTCGGGTGTAGTAGTCTTCGCCATTAGGGCGTGAGTACTTTGTTTCTCCTTCGAGTGAATCTGTTGAGACCATCTTGACTTTCTTCTTTACTGCTGCTGTTCTGCTAGCGGCTCTTCCGGCGTCAAGGATCTTCTTATCTAGTTCATGTGCTGCGTCAGGGGAGAATGCCTGAGCCGCTGCTGTCATGAGAAGCTCAGTGATCCCTGCTCCCATAACATCATAAGTTGTTGCTGTCGTTGTCATTATTTGTCCTTTTGTTTGTAGGTGTTGAGATTATTATATAATCTTTAGATTCAGACCGCCCCAAAGATCTCTTTGGGGAAGCCGAGGAACTTGCGAGCCTTGAGAATTCGTCCGAGAGTTTTGTATGGAGTGCGACCCATACGAGCATCATCAAGGTCTGTCGGCAGTACTTCGACTACGATAGCTTCCTTGTAGAGCTTCCAGTCGTTATTCTTCAAGCTGTCGAAGAGAGTGTATGAGAATGACAGACGCCTTGTTGCTTCAGCGCGCAGATCTACTGGAATTGGCAATGAGCCAGTTGCTGTTGTCGATACGCCTGCTGTAACTGCTCCACTCACTGCGGATGAAACCATGCGCCATGTTTTGCGTGGCGCTGCTGGCGATACTCGCCGGCGGTACATTGTCATCGGAACTGTGTGTCCTGATGTGCAGCGTCCTTCCGGCATGAGAAGAACTTGAGTCGTTGAAGGTCCCTTGCGGAACTCCATATAGACTGCTCGTCCTGCGATTGTTGTTGTAGGTGTTTCCATGTTTGTCCTTTTGTCTGGTCAGCGTTGTGCTGATGTAATCATTATATCAACTTTAGTTTTCCAGTCAGACAAGCTGACTGGAGAACTCATCGAATGTCATTGTTTGTGAAACCTTAGTGGAGTCACTCGCACTTACAATCTCGACTAACTTGTCTTCCCATGTAATGAGAATCACGTCATCGTAGTCGGGCGTGCTGAATGAGTTGTGACCGGCACTGACGCCGAACCCAGTTTCTTCTGCCCAGTAGTTCTCAACGATTTGTGAGATGCCGATGCGTGTCGCATAAGCGTGGTCATTCCATCGAGGACGTGCTGCCTCGATTGCGCGTTGCGCGTCTTTGTATCTGTCGCTTCCGCCCCAGTGGGCGTATAGGAATACTGGCACTGCTGCCACGTCCGCCTTGAATCCGATTACTGCTCTGTCTCCCATGTTAGTTGTCCTTTCGTATTGGGTATAAGATTATTATAACAACTTTAGTTCTTCACCAAGGCGAAGCTATTTGCCTTGCGAAGAAGATCCGCAGCTGGTCCTGTGGCGAGATCGCCAGCGACAATGACGTTACACATCGCCTGAACTTCTGTGCAAAAGACTTCAAACTTATTCTCGTTGAAGCGCGCGGCTGGCGCAGTTGCGAACTCAACGAAAGGATCAGTAAAGATCGCAGACTGCTCGACTTGAAAGCCATTGCGCTCAGACGCCTTGCACCAAGAGATATACGCTTCGTAGCGCTTCTTGTCTTTGTTGTGTGACATTGTAACCTTGACACGCTCGTGCCAAACTTCTACACCATCTTCTGGAGTTGACTCGAGAATCGGGCCATCGAAAGCCGCTGTTGTTCTGCGATCTCGGTAAGTAATTTTTGCGTGTTGAAACATTGTGGTTGTCCTTTTGTCTTACCAGCCGGTGTTGGCTGATATGTTCATTATATCTTCTTTAGAATTTGATGGCCGCGTGCTTACCGCTGTTACTATCCGACTCTGCAGTCGTTGTCATTGCCCGAAGGCGTGACTTGACTGCACCTGCGTTTTCACTGCTGCTGCCTACTTAGCTGGGTGGAGACCCAGAACCATCAGGCTCCCTACTATTGAGCTTTCGCCCTTGGGCACCTAAACCTTGAGGAGTTGCCAGCCAGGAGAGGGGGGGTCTCCCGGCCGGCGCTTCCTCGATCTTACTTAGCCTGGAGGACTGTGTAAGACGATTCGCTGAGCACTGCGGCGTACGCCTCAGGGAACGCTGTCTTGAGAGACTCGCGATCAATCTTGCTCAGGTTGCGATGCTGAACGCGAACTCGTTCGACGCCATTGATAAGGCCAACGTCGTTGCCCTTTAGCGCTTCGCGGATTGCATTTTCAGCCGCTGACTTCTTTGCCTCAAGAGCCTTGATGGCTGCCTTGGCTTCGTTAAACTCAACGATGATTGCTTCCATCGCTGGATCCAACTGGGTCACATCTTCGGAGATGATGACCTCTGTTTTAGTGGTTGTAATTGTACTCATGGTTTGTCCTTTTGTATTGGTTGATAAAGTCATTATAACAACTTTAGTTTTGCTCTTCTTCACTCCACGAGTCTTCGCCCGAGATGAGAGAAAGACTTGAGCCTGAGTCCCAGTTGACTGAGATGACTCTGTCACCCCAAGGATCGACTCTGCTGCTTTTGAGAGTTCCCTTGTCGCCCGGCTTGAGCTTTGTGTGTGGATCACTTGTGCGATTAAGTGTGATTCGTGTGATTGTCATTTTGTTTTGTCCTTGTTTGTAGGTGATAAGAGTATTATAACAACTTTAGTTTTTAGTCTTTTACTTCTGTGTAGTCTTGAGTCCCGTGGCAGAACCTGCAAAATATTAAGTCTAATGCTGAGTTTACTTTGAGTTCCATATCCATCAGAGGACCGTGCTCTTCTTCATTGTGGCGGCCCAGATCAAGGCAGTAGTCGCATATGTAGTCTTCTTCTGTTACTTTTATAGTAGTAGTGAATGGGACAAGGTTGTTATTAAATGTTTTATGGGTAGTTTTCTTTTTATACGTCCCGATGACTTTCCCGTTTTCATCAAGATTATAAACTTTAAGATAGAGATTTGAAGCATCTGGCTTTCCGACAAACCCTTCAATCTTTTTCATCAGCTCCGTAGCTTTTCTAATAGATCCTGGAAAAACTCCCGGACACCACTTTGGATTACTTAGATCCCGATCAAAGAATAGATACGCAAGTTCATTATGAAGAGGATTAGAAAGATCTATCTCTACATAACTGCTATACTCTCTTTGATAGAAGAACGCTTTTGTTTTTGTTTTTTTGTTTGTTTCCATAAAGATCATTATAACAACTTTAGTTTTAGAGACCAACCAGCACGCGGGCTGGCTTGGTCTCATCAACTGAAGGAGCATTCTCGAGAGTCACCCAGATATCGAAGTGACTGAGATAGTTTCCATCCTCGTCTTTGACGGACTGCACGCTGTTTAGGATGAATCCTGGCGAGCAGTTGCATGTGCAACCGGCGTGCTGTGACCAGCGTAGTCCGCTAAGGTTGAGAACACTTGCGATATCGCTTGAGTGGATCAGCGTCTTGTAGACATTGTATGGGCGGCGCTTGCGATTCGCAAGGTTATCCATGATCGACTCATCGGCAACGCTCACATACATGCGTGGTGCTTGGTAGTACTCTTTCTTATAGCTGTATTTATAGCTACGAGGGATGACTGTGATAGTCGCTCCAGCCACTTTGATTTCGAATCGCTTTGTCATTGTTTTGTCCTTTTCGTTATATCAGCGCTTGCTGATAAGTTCATTATAACATCTTTAGAAACTTGGGCAGCTCATTTGATCGTCGTCTGCATGCTGACGAAGTTTGTAGCCGCAGTTGTCACAAATGATTTCCATTTGCTCTTCAGAGAGTTGACAATTCTTTTCGGCTTTGTTCTTGCCATACTTGTAAATCAAGTAAGCAGATAGAAGTCCCATTACTTGGTTTCCTTCTTTTGCTTTTCCTCAAGAAACCTGATGCAGTCCTCTGCTATTTCTCTCTGCTTGAAGTAGCGAACACCTGTCGGGGTCACTACGTTCCAGGCAAATGAGCCGCGTTCTAGTTTGAAGTTTTTCGTCGTTGTTTCCATGTAGTCATTATAACAACTTTAGAATTCGTCAGAGTCCATCCCGATCATCCACTCTCGCGGATAAATCAAAGGGAACGCGCAGTCAATGCAAATTGGCCATTTGACATCTTCATTGTCGGAAACAATTGCGCAGGGAAAAAATTCATCAGCAATTGGGCCAATAACCATTCCACAGTTTTCACACTCGCCGGCGTCAATAATGAAATCGAAAATCCCTTGTTGAGCCGCGATAATCGCGTCAACAGCATTTTCAACGACAATGATGTCAAACGAGACCATGACCTAATCTACCAGGTCATGACTCGTTTGCGAAGTTACGCCAGCGTTATTTTAATTGCTGCAAGCTTTGTCTCGAGAATTGAGATCTGCGCTTGTAACTCGAGAGTGCGTAATCTGACGATCTCGTCGATGAGAGATGAAACTTCCACCGTCACACCTTTTGAAGTCGCTACTAGGCCTGAAGTTTTTTTCGGCTTGTTTTTCGATCCCTTAGGACGACCAACTTTGCCGCTAGCTCTTTTAGCCGTCTTTGATCGGTGCTCAAGCGATACGCCTGGAATTGCTTCAGCTACCGTTCGTGCTGGTACACGCTTACCGTGAGTCCAGTAGAAAGTTGCAAGATATCCGCGTGATGCTTTTCCGTTTGCGCGAAGTAGTCGTTCTTCCACCGTCTCAACTCTGGTGCTTACCAGGCCTGAAGTTTGAAGTTCTTGCAGAACAAGTCGGATGTGGCTCTGGTCAATACGTCGTTCGAGCAGTTGCTCGGTCGATCGGTTGATCTCGAGAACCGTCAGCGGCTGCTTCGCGTCGTCAAGAACCATCTTGACTCCTTGTCGCACCGAGCTACCGATCATACGGCGGGCCTCGATGAAAGGCTGAAGCTGGGTTGGTATTTGTTTATTCATTATTTCTCCTGTGTCGTTAGGTATGTGATCATTATATCATCTTTAGATTCTCGATGTAGGCAGTTCGGACTTTTTTATCCAGCCGCCTTTGCCATCGTCTCTCCAGCTCATGGAGATAACTATAACATCTTTAGATTCTAATTTTCAATGATTGTTAATTAGCAACGATTGTAAATAAGCCAGAATCTCGCCCGAGTTTTTCAAGGCTCGATAAATCGGGAATTCCTGTTGCACTTGTCATGACGTATCCCGACATTCGTTGCCAACGTGCGTAAGCGTCTTTAGTTGCAGAATCGAAAACGCCGGCTGTAAATCCACGAAGGTCAGTAAACTGCTCAAGCGCAAGTTGTACCGTCGCAATATCCCGACCCTTCCTTCCAGGCCTGACGTTTGAAAACTTTAGCTCAATAGCCACCGTCTCACTTATAGCCTTACTACTAGGCCGGGCTTTGAAATCTGGTCGTCCAAATCCAATGACATCGTAAATCCAACGTTCACGTAAATGTACACCGTCACGGTCCTGAGATCCTTTAGGTAGGCCTGAACTTACGTTACCTTCCACCGTCATGAATCTGTCGGTCATACGTACGCCTGTAGTGTCTACAACTATGCCACAATGCGGAGTACCGAAATCTTTGTCCGTCGCAAATCCGAAGAAGACAATGTCTCCAGGCCGCGGTCTAAACTTCAACCGTCCCTGTTGAGAGAACTCCGCTAGGCCTGTCGGTGTGTAAACGCATGAGGGGATCTTTAATCCGGCGTCCCTAGCAACAATGTCAACGAAAGCGCCAGCCCACGGTGTGTCGTGAGATGTGTAGCCAATCTGCGCGGAGAAATCACTTTGACCGCCGGGTCGGGTTCGGTAACCAAGATGAGACTTGGCGCCGGCGATAAATAGATCTAAATTGCTATGCTGCACTAATCTCGTCATACAAGCTATTTATACCAGCAAGAACGGCTAAAGCCTCAGCGGCCCTCGCAGTTGTGCGGATGTGAGCTTCTCGTGTTGAGCATTTGTCGATGTCACTTTGGAGATTCTCAACAAGCGCTACTGCAAGTTGACGTAGGGTTTCAGTCGTCATTTGACGTATCCTCTGGGTTTTCTGATGAAACGGTGTCGTCAACAATTTCTGCATCTATGATTCCGGGAAGGTTGATCCCAGCTTCTGCTAATCTTGCTGCAACTTGAATTGCACCGTCAGCTAATCTCTGGAGACGTTCAGCTACAATTTGAGCTGGAGCGCGTCCGTCAGTAACTTCAAGGCGTGCATCGAATTCTACACCACCACGCACGCCCGCGCGGTCCAAAATCTCAGTTGATGCTTTTAATCTCACAGGCTCTGATGCGGCATTTTGCATGAGATCTTCTAGAATGTCTACGGCGTACGGCGCAGCTTGAGTAAGCTTGGCTCTTGCGCGTTCAATGTCTTCGCCAGGTTTGCGCGACATGCTGCGAAGATGCACACGGCACAAGCCGTCATCCTTCGGGCGTCCCGAGGACCAGAGCATGCAACGAATGCCGTCATCTTTAACGGCTCGGCAACGGTGAGGTTGCGCGTTGGGTTGTTTCTTTGAGGACTTAGGGCCCTCTTCCTGCTCTTTAAGGTATGCGCGGGTAGAACCCATGACCCAGGGTGGAACTAAGTAGTCTGCGGCGCTTTCGGCGAGGAGATCATAGCCAGTGATATAGTCCGAGTTAATGATCGATGGATCTGTCAAAATCGGCTTTTTCTCCGAAAGTGACATAATCCGGCGTTGTTTCGCCATTTCGTCGGATCGAGCCTGGATTAGGCCTGTAGGCACACCGTTCGAGGCGTATACGGTATCCCAACCCATCCGAGCTCCACGGAGGATAGCGCGGTTCTCGTAGGTATCTTGGCAAACACCACGCTCTACTTCATCAATGCCGATATCAGAGAGGTTAGGTCGAATATTGACTGGCTCGTCAATTTGGACTTCAGGCCGCTCTCCCTTGGGCTCGTCATCTTGGAATGAAGTTAGAACAATGTCTGGCATTTTTTACCTTCGTGAGTGGAGGTGAGGGATCTCCACTGGGGAGAGGGCGAAACTTACGTGGAGACCCCTCGAGTTTTGCAGCTTACTTGCGGCTGAAAAGTCTCTTGAAAAATGACTTCTTCTTCGGAGCTGGAGCTTTTGGCGCTGGCGTCGTAGAAATGGTTACTTTCGGAGCTTCTGCTGCAGTGTGCGTATGCGTCGTGTACTTCACGGTCGCATTAGTTGCGGTGCTCGTAGCTGATGTAGCTGGAGCCGCTGCTTTCTTAGCGGGTGCTGCAGCTTTTTTGGCAGGTGCTTTTTTAGCTGCTGCTTTCTTCGCTGGAGCTTTCTTAGCTGGTGCTTTCTTTTCTGCTGACATGTGTCGCTTTCTGTTTGTAACTCGGTCTACTTTGCAGTACGGCCGAATGCAATGTCTTTAGGGTTCAAGTAACGAACGAGCATCGGGGCTACCGCTGCTACGCCTGCTGCAAGAAGGTCACTTGGATCGGTGTTGCCTGTCATATACAATGCTAGGGCAGCTCCGCCGAATGATCTCGCATACGACGCTATCATAGCTTTGATTGCTGGGGATAGATTCATGATGATTATCTTCTTTCTAGAGTCACAGAGATCTCTATTCACCACTATGGCACACGAAGTGTTGAGAGATTTTTTGTGAGTGTGAGGTCAAAAGGCAGCCTCCTGGGCTATCGCTTTTAGAAACAGGGATTTTGTGGACACTTTTATAATAGAAAAAAGTGCTTTTGAAATCTGCGCCGAGAGCAGGAATCGAACCTGCGACCAAGAGATTAGAAGGCTCTTGCTCTATCCACTGAGCTACCTCGGCTTGTGCTGCTCTCTACGCCATTTTGTCATGTTGTAGGCGTGAGAGATCCACCACATTGCTGACATCGCAATGAAGCCTGGCTTGTTGTGACTGATGGAATAAATGAACCATGGGATGCTGTGGAGCAGGACAATAAGCCAACCCCACCAGATCTTTCTTCCGACGACAAGCATTCCCGCTACGCCAATAATCTCCATTGCGAAAAGGACCCAGGTCCAGGTTGCATCATTCATTGAGCCCTCGGTCAGGATTGAACTGACGACCTACGCATTACAAGTGCGTTGCTCTACCACTGAGCTACAAGGGCGGGTTAGATCTATTGAGTCTGTGTTAGATCTGGAAAATCTGGGTCGTTTCCTTTTACAACATCAAGAGCTCTACGAAGACCGAGAGAATAAAAAGTACCGTCATCGGGCATTCTCTCTTCCCAGTCGCGAATCATCTCTGTGAGTTTCATCTCAATCGTGTCAATCCAGTCCATTGTCGCATCGGAGACAATTGCTGCAATCTTCTCTACTGGCACGTTGGGTTGAACCACTGCTAGTTCTTTTATGATCGTTTTCACAACATCCTGCTTGTTCATGTCATACCTCGTAAACTGTTTCTTTGTGATGCTTCACTTTGACAAGAGGATCAATCATAATCTTGAATCCAGCAAGTTGAGCGGCACCACACCAAGAATAGTCTTCTCCGACATTGACTCGCATCTCTGAATCATCAGACCACTTAACTTTGCCGATCAAGAACCACGGTCTTGGCATGGTCTCGAATATACCAGATTTTACGCATAGGAATCCGAAACCAACACCGCCGACTTCGACTGGCTCGTAGTGAAGAAGAAACTCTACTTTGTTAATTCTTGTCGGAGCTCCTCGCTCATTAGGAAACTGAGCAGCGATAGTTCCAGCAGGATCAATTGTGTAGAGTCCAGAGATCACATCGTGTTCTGACTCGTAGAGTTTCATAAAATCTTCCACCGTCCACTCGATATCTGAGTCAATCCAGAAGATCTTGTCATACGTGAACTCTCCACGACCAATCTCTCTTGAAGAGTAGTCATGACTCCAGGAGTCAATAGCAGTCAATTCTCGAGCTGTTGGCACAAAAGACGTGTACTTATTGAGAAACTTGACCTGAAGCCCTTTGTTTGCAAGGGTTTGCGTAGTTTCTACTAGGCTTTTCACATACTCTGCATGGAACATTCGTCCAGGAGTCGCGATTACGACATGATAGTGAGGCTTCATTTCGCCTTCCAATCGTTGAATGCCATCATAGCCATACCAAGAATAGCAAGAACAACGACAATAATGATCGTTTCCACTGTTTGTTCCTCCTTACTTTAATTAGTTTAGACTTGATCACGGCAACTCGGGCAGAGAAGAGCGTCATAGCCAGTTGCATAGTTTACAGAAATCCCGTTAGGAGTCACAGGTGTAGGTGAAATACTGTCTGCTGAGTTTCCACATCTGTCGCAGACAGGATCTACGAGCCAAGTCACTGACTTACCCTTTTTGATAGATGCGACCATTCCGCGAGTAAGAGCATGCATAGATCCTCCACCAGTAGTTTTGCGCAAGAAAGATCTTAGATCCTCTACTTCAAGAACTGGCTTGACATGCTTACAAGGACATTCCATTCTTGTCGGTTTGCAGTAGACAAGACCGTTAGTAGAAGTATGACGAGAAACTGGATGACCACAGACGCAGACATGAGGATCTCTCATTCCTGACGCGATCTTCCCAAGGAGCATCTCGTCCATCTCGATAGCTTCTTCTACGTCAATGCCCATCATCTCGAGAGCCTCTCGTGCAGAAGTAGTTCGTCTTTCATTTTGTACAGTTTTATCCAATGGATCCTGTACAAGTTTTATTGCGTGTGCATCATTTGTCATGTGTGAAACTATACCATACAAACTAGTAACTATTGTTGACTATCTTTGATTCTTATTGAAACTGTTTAGAAGTCTCTGTAACTCCGTAACTGAACTATTTTTTAGGTTAGCCACTCACGTACACGTATACGCGTATACCAAAAATAGTTCAGTAACAGAGTATCAATATATAGTATTTATAGTAGTACTTAGAAGAATTGTTTTTGCACTCACATCATTTTCAAGTAGTACACTGCACTATAGCCACACACTCACATCCCAAACTCAACACTCTCTCTCCCATTTTCATAGTCGCCCTCTTCTCATTATCTTCTTAACTGCAGCTCAAAATTCGTATTCACAACCGCCTTCTGCATCGTCATCCGAGTCACATTAGTACAAGCAACGCCCTTCCGCTCCCGCCGATTAGTACAATGCAAAGCAGGTAATTTCACATTGAGATACAAACAAGATATGATTACAGAGTCATGTATTTTCTAAATGAAGACCCACACAAAAGAATCTTGAGAAGGCTTTCAGCCTGCACTCACACTCTCTATGCGGTGGCAGAAGAGCTTGATGACTTCGAAGACGAAGAGCTTGAAGACGTAGAAAAGCGAGGAGATCTACTCATATCAGTAGAGAACCTTATTGATGTAGCAATGCATCTCACAGATGAAATTCGCGCCATAGCCTGGCAACACACACTGACACCACAACAACTCGAAGATGAAGACTACTAATTAACAAGTAAGGATATATGAACCACCGCGGTACACGCGGGGGAGAGCGTTTCGGGCGAAACAAAATCATAAGAGTTCGTAAAGGCTCTTGGGTAATTATTCCATCTATACTTATAGCACTAGCTTCGGCTTTTACTCCGTTAGGTCTTGTGGCCAACGCTACAGGTAATACCGTCTCAATACCAAACGCTGGTTTTGAAGATGGCACACTGACTGGTTGGGATAAGGGTTCACAGACTGGAACGCTTGGCGCTTCCATAACTGGCAGCGGAACTGGTGTAACCGTCTTTACTGGTTCACGCACTTTTACTTATGGTGCAAGTAGCTGGACATTTTCGCCAAACAATGCTACATACGCAGCACTGCTGCAGCCAAAGGGTGAACAGACGTTTACTCAATCTACTGCAGCCCTCGGACTTTCTGGAAATCAAACTTCAGAAATAACACAAACACTATCGAGCCAAGCAACTACAACAGGCTTAGGAAATGGCAACCCTACAGATGCTGCATGGATTACCCGTGAAGTAGAGCTGACAGCTGGTGTTACATACACGATGTCTTGGAACTATATGGCAACTGACTATGTTCCATTTAATGATGGTTCAATTACGTCTTTGGTTCCAGTCACAGTTGCATCAACTCCAGCAATTACTGTCAATAACTTTAATAAGTCATATGCTCTTCTTGGTTTTACTAACCCAGGAACTGGCGATTACTCTACTGGTTCATATGGTTCAACCGGCTGGCAGATATCAACTTATGAAGTTTCTGTTAGCGGGACTTACAAGCTTGGATTTGCAGTATTCAACCTTGATGATACTTCTCTATCACCAGTTCTGATGATTGACAGCGAAATTGGCACAACACAACAGTGCAGTCAAAACGGATCTTGTCAAACATTTGGTGGAGTTGAAGCAAATAATGATACAGCGCCGACACTTCCTCCAACTACAACAACGGAGCCAGTACCTACAACAACTACAACAACACTTCCTCCAGCAACATCACTTGAAGTAACAAGTCTCGATGACACTACTTCCGATGGAACATTGCGTTGGGCAATCACACAAGCAAACGCGCAAAGCGGTGGAATCTATGACAGCATTACTTTTGCAAGTGGACTTGTGGGAACAATTACTCTTACGTCAGATCTTCCAGCAATTACTGCAAGTGTGTCAATTACTGGTAACGGTATAACGAGCACTATCATTGACGGAAATGGCTTGTACCGTCCTATCTATAATAATGGTCAAAGAACAATAGCTATTAGCAATATGACACTAAAAAATGGAAAGGTTGCGACTGGAGGTCTTGCTTGGACAAACCAAGGAACATTCACAGTAACAAGTGTCAAGTTCTCGAACACTCAACAGTACGCGTGGCACCAGCAGAATCAAACAGTCACAACATTCAACTCTTGTATCTTTGCAAATAACTACGCAGGTATTCGTTCTGACTATGGAAGTACTCCAACGACAAAGAGTCTCACAGACTCTGACTACCAAAACCGAGTCTATGTTAATAACTCACAGTTCTTAAACAATACCTACGGTCTCGCAACAGAACGCTTTACAAAGATCGAGAACTCCACGTTCACAAACAACACTGTCTCCGCTGCGCAACTACAGGGTCTCAACCGTCATCAAGTCTACAATTCCACGTTCACAAACAACGGCACTGGAGTTTCGCTATTCTCATACATTCCAGCAGGATGGACACCTGGCGCAGATAACCAATTAGTAGAAGGAAACACGTTCACTGAAAACGGCATTGCGATCAACGTCAATAACTACTTCAATAACGGAGCAAAATCCTACAACGGAGTATACGCAAACTCGTGGTCAACTTCTACTAACAACACTTTTGATAACAACACGAACATCTACGCAGGCTCTGACTTCGTTATTGGAAACAACACAGTTGTAACTACTACCACTACTACTACCACTACGACAACAACAAGCACTACTACTACTACTACTACTACAGTCCCAGAAGTGCCAACTGGCACGACAACAACTACCGAACCAGCGGTTGTCCCTCCTCCTGTTGAGACGATTCCAACAGAAAACACCACTGTCTCAATTCCTGAGTTAGACCCAAATCCAGTCGCAACTCCAGAACCAGAGACAACAGTTACAACAATTTCCCCAACTACTACAACCCTTATTGAAACAATATTTAACCCAGTGGAGGTAACCCCCGTTGAGACACCCACGAGCGAAGGTAACACCGAAGGTGATGGACCCGCCACCTCGATACCACAATATGCCCCAGAACAAGAGACAACAACACAAACGGATGAACCGCCGTTAGTTGTGCCAGAAGCTATACAAGATGCTGCCGACACTGCAGTTGCAGATATTTTTGATGGACCCATGTCTAACGCAGGACTTGCAAACGCTGTTGATGATTTAGTTGCAGATGCGGAAACGCCTGAAGCACTAACCGCCGTGGTTAACTCATTGCTTGACCAAGAACTAACAGACACGCAGTTCTCTACAGTAATTGATTCAGTGTTTGATGGACCTATGTCTGACGAAAACTTCTCTGCTGCAGTTGATGCTGTCTTTGCAGATACTTCAACGCTGAGCGACGAACAGTTTGACACTGCAGTGCAAGCAGTTTTTGATGGGCCTTTGTCAACCGAACAGTTTGGTGACGCTCTCGAGGCTGTCTTTAGCGAGCCAATCTCTGATGAGAAGTTTGATGCAATCATTGACGCCGTTTTGGATGAGCCACTTTCAGACGAACAGTTTGCAGAAGTTGTTGGGGTCCTTGAGTCCGACGCTGTCTCTGAAGAACAAGTAGCCGCAGCTGTTGATAGCATCTTGGAAAACGAAGTCACCGCTGAACAAGCAACAGATCTTGCTACAAGCGAAAAAGTTTTGGAAAGCATTGATGCAGACCAAGCAGCAGAGATCTTCGATGCTGTTGCAGTTGATGAGCTGACTTCAGCAGAAGAAGCAGCACTTGTTGCAGCAGTAACAGACGCGCCAGATGAAGTAAAGAATGCATTCGAAGAAACAATTGACATCTTTGCTGAAGGCCTCGATGAGTACGTAGCTATTGGTTCTCAGGTTGACGTAGGAACACGTAGAAGCCTTATCGCAGCCTCTGCCGCAGTATCAACCCTGACAGCAGCCGGCGCGGCTGGAGCAGCATCTGGAGGCTCTGGAGGACCATCTTCGAACGGTGGTGGCGGTAACGGCGGCGGCAATGGCGGCGGTAATGGAAACACCGAAGGCCGCAGTAAAAAAGAAGAAGAAGGCGAGCAAGAAGCCTCTGGTGAAATTGCTGGCCCAGAAGAAGACGAAAAGAAGAAACCCTTTACCCGTAATAGTATTTTCAAGTATCAGGAGAACTAACCATGAAAAGAAAATTCAGCCCCATTGGATTCATCAAGAAGTTTGCAGACGAGACAGCCGCTTTGGCTTTCACGCTTGCAGGAAGCACCGTTGTGTTTGTCACCCTCTCGGGTCAAACACGCAAGATTGCTATCATTGCAACAGGAGTAGCTCTTCTTGTTCATTACATCCGTGTAATGGCCAAGAACGATATGGACTAAAATACAGCCATGTATGAATACCATGTAAAGAAAGTCACCAAGATCGTTGACGGTGACACCATCGATGTTGAAATAGATCTTGGATTTGACATTTCATTCTCGTCTCGAGTTCGCCTTGCTGGTATTGACACCCCTGAGTCACGCACAAAAGACTTAGCAGAAAAAACTCTTGGCCTTGAAGTAAAAGACAAGCTAAAGCATCTTATTGAAGGTGCTAAATCAATTGTAATTAAGACAGAAAAGATGGACAGCTCAGAGAAGTACGGCCGTATCCTCGGCTGGCTCTATCTTGACGGTGCAGAGACTTCTGTCAACGAAGCTCTTATCGCTGGAGGGTACGCATGGGGCTACATGGGCGATACCAAAGTAAAAGACTTTGAAGCTCTTCGCGCTCAGCGAATCAAAAGCGGCACAGCGTAAATCGTTGTATTGACGCAGTTGAAGAATGCCCAAGAGAATGCATTTTTATAGAGCCCTGAGGCGTATAATAAATGTATGGCAAAACCACGCGTAATCATTCTAGCCGCTGGCGATGGCGAACGCTGGAAAAACTTTCGTGGCACGCCAAAGCACCTAACAAAGGTTGAAAACAAAGTTCTGCTAGAGCGCACATGTGAGCAGTTCTTAAAGTACACCGACGATGTCTGTGTTATCGGATTAGATAACAGGTACCAAGTTGAAGGTACAAGTCTTTATGTCATCAAGGCGCAGAACACTCACTGGAAAGACGCATCAAAGTTCTTGTCATCTAAGAATCTGTGGCTGAGAGATGGCAGAACAATTCTTGTCTTTGGCGATGTCTACTTTACTAGCGAAGCTGTCAAGACAATCATGAAGAACAATGACCCATTCAAGTTCTTCTTACGCACTGGTCCAAATGAACAAACAGGCGCTCGCTGGAAAGAAATCTTTGCGCTGTCGTTTGATCAAACAATGGCGCCAAAGATCGGGCAGAACCTTTTGTATCTGACATCGAGGGGTCAGGTAGACATTCAAGCAGGCTGGGCACTGTACCGCTATATGATTGGCACAACAGCAAACGGTCTATTTAACAATCCTTATTTCATCGAGATCAACGACTGGACAGAAGACTTTGACTTCCCAGAAGATCTTGAAATCTGGGAAGCGCATCGCGCTCGTCGGGCTGAAAACGCAGCTAAACTCGCGTAGCCAACCAGTCTACGCTGGCCACGTTGCTAGCAGATATAGTTGCGTACATGAACTTAAACCTCAATACGTGGCAAAGCGACGGTGTAGTGATTGTTCGCGGTCTCGCAGAAGAACACCTTATGACTGCGTACGAGGATTTATTCTTGGCAGAGCACACAGATACCAGCGGAAACATTAACTATTTAGGGTGGCTTGAGCAAGATCCGCATCTTGGCCGAAAAGAAATACTTGATCTTTTTTGCACAGGCAGCATCGCAGAAAGTGCAAATCAAATAAGTAACACTGTAACTCTTCAGTCAGTTCTTACAACATGGATTTCTCCTGAACTGCGATGGCACCAAGACATTAGAGTGTCTTTCCCTGACAAAAACCCACGGTACTTTGGCGCATGGGTTGCATTAGACAGAATAACAGTAGAATCAGGACCTTTTTCAGCAGTACCAGGATCTCATCTGTGGGATTTTGACATAGAAGAATTACACAAAAGCACAGCAAATTACTATGAAGAACGGTTCTTTGAAGAGCAGATTGTTGCAAGAGCAGCAGAACCGCTAGTCTGTCTTCTTGATCGAGGCGATGTTGTGTTCTGGGGCGGATACACTGTCCATTCCGCTATGTGGGCAGCTCCTGGTGCAACGCGCAAGTGCGTGATTGGCCACTACGCTGAGCCAGAAGACAAGCCCGTTGTAAAACACGGAATCGGGTCATACTTAAGTTTCAACAGATAGTTTTTTGCTGATCACACTTTTTAATTTATCGTTGTTATAATCGCAACTGTACATGTGTAACCACACATTAGATCTACAGGAGCAAAATGACAAAGTCGGAATTAGTAACGCAGTACGCAGAGAAGATTAAACCGCTACTGCCACTTGCAAAGAAAGCCTATGGCTCAAGGACACAGGTAACGCCCGCGCACATAGCAAGCCAAGAGTACACGCAGTTACTTGTTGCGTTTGCAGAGCAAGGCGGAAGTCTATTACAGCTAGCAAAAGAACTTGATGTTGCGTACTCCGGTATGCGTCGTCGCATCTTCACGTCTGGCACAACACTTCCGTCAAACGCGCAGACAAAGCGCAGACTGACACCAGATCAAATCAATGAAGCAGTACTTCGCGTAGCTACTGCTAAGAGTAAAGGCACCCAAGAGTATCATGCGCAATTGTCGTATGAATACTACGAAACAGGTGTATCACTCGGTGCACTTGCTAAAGGTCTTGGCATCACAAATGCAGCACCGCTATATTACGGAATCAACCGACACTCAATGCGACAGGCGAATCAGCTGTCATGATGCCGCAGACAGCTCATGGAAATAAAGAAAGAGCAATAGTACGCGCACTAACAAGTCGTGGAGTTGTTCTATGGGACGGAATTCCCGAGCGTATTATTGAAGAACTACACAACAGCGGCTATAAAATCAAAAAGCGTAAAAGAGTAAAAAGAAAACAAACATGAGTACGCTCCTATACAACATCGCAGGCTGCGTCGTCCTTGTCGGAATCGTTTGGATGTTCTGGTGGACAAGACCAAAATGAAAGACCAAGACCTCGTGCAGCGGCTGCTCTCCGCGTATGATGACATGCGCACAGGCTCTCGTAGCGATCTAAAAGATGCCGCTGATGAAATAACTACACTTCGCAAGAAACTAAAAGAATGCGAGAATCGCAATGAATGAATACCAATCTCTAGCGCCATACATGCTCGAAAAGGATCCTGGTTACAGGATTGACTGCGGCCCCGGCTGGAAAGCGATTGTGCTTGACTGCCATGAGAAACTTTTAGCAATAGACCCAGACTATAAGATTTTGCAAATCAAGCAAAAGTTTAATGGACTGCGGTACTACTTTGCGTCAGACAGCGATAGGAAACAAGAGATGCTTGCAATCACTCAGAAGTATGAAACGCTGTCATTTAGTATTGACGAACAGACAGGCGCACAGGTTGCACCAAAAGATCCTGACTCAGAAATAGAACGCTTAAACGTAGTAATCATAAATAAGACTGCCGACAATCAGTACTACCAAGCACTGCAGCGGGAGACTTACTAATGATGTACCCAATCGTTTACATTTTTGGACTTTTCTCCGGATACCTTTTCTACTATTGGTGGATTAAGCCAGACATTAACGAACTAAAAGCAAAAGTAAGAAAGCACGAAGCACTTCGGGAAGCACGTCTACAGCGCGGAATAGATTTACTAAGAAAGACTAGAGCTCTGCAAGGAATAGATATAGATGGTGACGATGCCTGATTTTTACGAAATGCGTAAAGCAGTGCTAAACGCAGACAAACGCTTTATCTTTGAAAATAATGTCTCTGAACGTCTAAACAAAGAATACAAAGTTGAAATGAACTACACAAATATATACAGAACAGTCTATGAATCGCTAAAGCGTGATAGGTATAAGCACGAAGAGTTACACTCGGCTTCAATAAGAATCACAGACGCTATATGGGAACTGCTCATTATGTGCAAAGAAGACAACGGCCTGCCTGAGACTGCAGGAACAATTGTTGACTCAGTTCTGAAGATTCTTAACTGACCTCTGCCGCCTAGCGCGGTCTCTACGATGCAGCACCGGATCTTTCAGATATCCAATAGCGTATCTTTGATCCTCGGACTCGCCACCCCAAAAACCGTGCTCACCGTTCCTACGCGCGTACTCTCTACATTCATATGCAACAGTGCACTTCGCGCATATAGCCGCGGCTTTCTTTTCTTTCAAACGTTTGTCTACTGGCTTGTCAGTTGTGTCCGCAAAGAACAACTTAGACTGTCCCTTGCAGTTAGCTTCTTCAAACCACTCAATGTCATTGTCCATCGTTCGTATGTTTTGCATGATACAAAATTGTATCATGGTGACTTACTAAAATGAAGTTGAATGATCTTAATTATTAGTTAGTTTTTGTCTAACATCAAGAAGTAAGTCTGATATTTCAGATGCAGATACAAGAGTAGCATTTAACATATGAGAAAGCGCTTCGTCAATAATTAGTATAGCAGAGTTAATGCACTCTTCAGCTTCAGCGCTAATTGTCATCATAGTAGCATTCTACTACTTACGCTTGCTTTTTCTCTACCTTTGCAAAGACAGCATTGATTTCTGCAACTGACAATTTGCCGTCATCCAAGAATGCGCGACTGAGTCCTTCGACAACAACTGCGACTCCTGCAATGCCTGCCATAAAGCACGCTTTATACAAAGGCACTCCTGCAATTGCACCAGCGCCAATGACGCCTAAACCACTTGCAGCGAATGTAGCAACAATTCGCAACACGATATTCTTAACTTGTTCCATGACCTCTCCTAGAGAATTCGCCCTCTCCAGGATATGGTCATTCTATCGCATCTATTGGTTGTTCTTTATGAGCTTAATCTCACAAGCATCAGTTGTGCAGTACGCTTCTCCAATAGCATCGGCAGCCAGTCCACCATAGACTCCAGAGAAATCAATTGGGAAGAGTTTCATTGTCGCATCTGTGTATTCTTCTTCAGTGATCTGCGTGTATGGCATTTGCGGATAAGTGAAGTTGCCCGAAGGTAAAAACGAAACAGTCTTAAGCTGGCCGTCATACATATGCAATACAGTCCCCACATGTTCTGACTCCGTCTCTGGATCAAATGAAATAGTTACCGATACAGAGTTGTCTGACCAGTACCGCTGAGCAACAGCAGCAAGTGACATCTTCTCAAAGATTGTTACATCGCGCTCTGCACGCTCTGCATCAGACTTAATTGGAAAGAACACAACGCTTGTTGTATCTGGCGACTCTGACGCCGGTTCAACTCGGTAGTTAGCCATCTTAAATAGTGGCAACATTGGATCCTCGTTTGAAAAACGAATTGCACGGTTGAAGTACTTACCACCTGGAGTCCAGTGAACTCCTGGTGACTCACCAGCAAGAATTGAAACAGTACCTGATGGCTTGACTGTTGTCATCTTGATTGACTCACGAATACCTAACCACTCAGAATAGATGTTGTCATAATTCTTAATCGTGTTGTATCCAGTATCCATCCACTCGCGAAGAACTGGCAGACCGACACGGTCAGCAAAGTTAGCAACACCTGACATTGAAGTCCCAATGCGACGGTTTCGTTGCATGATTGCGTTTGTCTCTTCCCAGTGCGTCGGCAACAGCGTAACCGTCTTAGCATACAGATACGCAAACTTAAGTGTGCGCTTGTAGTCTTCAAGACTCTCATGACGGTTTAGATACGTTTCAACAAGTGTGCAACACTCGTATGACTCAAGTGACTGCTCTGCACAAGGATTGTATCCAGCAACGCGCCAGTCCTTGTTGTTAGCAGGATCAGCAAGTCGTCCATACTCGCGTGACATGTCTAACCAAACAACACCAGGCTCACCATTGAGCGCGATGCCTTCAACAATTCCCGACAAATCTCTACCAACACTTGTTTTGACAGAGTTGTTTGACATCCAACCCCACCCTTGCGAATCAGCATCATATGAGTTGCGCTCTGGAAACTTCTCTATGTTCTTAAGATTCAAGAAGTCTTGATCGTCAAGGCGGCCAAGTAGCAACTCAGCAGAACGACGCACGTTACCAGATACTACGCACACTCCGATGAGGTTTCCAATATCAGCAATATCAACGCGGGTAAGTTTTTGTCCAGCACGTCCATTGAATGTACGGCGAATATGATTATGCAGTTTTTCAAGTGGCTCGTGTCCAGCAGCGGTTCCACCAAATGTTGTAATAGGCGCTCCGAGCGGGCGAACCAGGCTGTAGTCAAACTTAATTGTATTCTGTTCAGGCTTTAAGTAAGAGTTAATTAGATGAGTCATTGACTCAACCCAACCTTCACGAGTGTCAGGCACTTCGTAAACATAAACTGCAAGAGAGTTTGGCTCGTGAATCGTGAAGTCTTTATCTGCGCCAAGATCATCAAAGCCAACACCAACACCAAGCATTGACGCTTCCATTAAAAAACCAAACGGCTTAGCAGGATTGTTCTTTGTCATCTCTGCAGTAGAAACAAATGCGCAGTTTTGCAATGCAGCAGAGTTTCTGTGTTTGTTAACGAGCTCTGTTCCCATAATCCAAAGTCCACGACCGGGCGGCGTCCACTTCAAATTAAACAAGCGATCAAAAGCTTCCTTTGCACTTGCTTGTGCCTTAGAGTCATTCCATGGAAGACGACTAGTTTTGCAATGATCTTTCTGCAAAGAATACATTCCATTGATAACTCGCTCACAAACATCTGCCCAAGTTTCTTTTGTACCATCTTCTTTTAGACGAGAATACGTTCTTAAGAAAGTAATTTCTCCTACGGAGTTTCCTCCCGCGTCTCTGTATCCAAATGGCGCAAACTTATCTTTGTACCCGGAAACGAAGTCGTCAGTAAGACGGAAAGAGAATAAAGAAGACACGGGCCCACCTAGCGTTTTATACGATTGTTGAAACCAAATTATACTTGGTCATGGCCTGCTTCAGACAATCGAGAGTGTATCTCTCTGCATGAAGGACAGACTTGAAAATCATCTGGTGCACGACTTGGCACCCATATTTTTCCGCATAAAGCTATAACAGGTACACCTTCAACAAATGCTCTTGTTATTTCTTCTTTTTCAACATAGTGAGCAAATCTGTCATGATCACCATTTATAGTAGAATGACCAGGTTTAAGAAAAGTGTCAGACATCTTTTTCTTCAAGTTCTCTTTGTTTATTTTTTCTGTGGTGTCTTTCCATACTCATATAGTGCGTAGCCAAAACAAGCACAACTCCACCAGCAAATTGCAAGTGCCAGCGAAACGATGCCCAACCTTCCGGCGTATTAGGAAGATATGTGTTGTCTGTTCTATATTCAAATCCACGCGACATCTAAAGATTCCTAGCTACGCCTGGCAAGTTGGGCACCAATAGAGCTGCCGACCTGACAAATCTTGTGTCTGTACGGACGTAGAACAGATACGGCACGGCGCTGCAGTGCGCTTATAGACATAGCTATTCTGCGAGTGGCCACGAGTCTCGAGCTCGTTACACGTCATATGTTCTGGCTTCACAGTCTTAATTTTACCATCAACTGCGCCATCACTCAGAAGACGAACTGAATTGGCCCATATTTCATCAAACTTGCCTCTAGTAACTTGCATTCCAAGTGTGAATGGTGATAGATTAGAGAGAAATAGCAATTCCGCTCGGTACACATTTCCGATGCCAGCAATGACTGCTTGATCCATTAGTAACGCGCCAATAGTTTTAGAGCTCTTATGAATCTTTGCCCAAGCTTTTTCGGGATCAGCATCATCGCGCAGCGGGTCTGGTCCAAGTTTTGCTACTGTCTTTGCAAGATCGTCAAATGTGACCAGAGCGCACCTTGTGGGCCCTCGAAGACACGACAAGTACTCATCATTAGCAATTCGCAAACGAACTGAATCTTTAGGCACTTGCCCTTTGTTTTTGTAAAGGTCAAACCAACCATACAAACCAAGATGAATATGAATAGCTAATTCATCAAAGTGCAAAAACAAATGCTTGCCATATGCAGATGTATCAGTCATTAGTCTGCCGTCTAATAGTGTAGCCTCTTCAGAGAAACGACCCTGCGGGCTTGAAGCTTCTACAATAGTTCCAGCAAAAGCATGATGATGTAAACTGGCAAAGTGTCGTATGGAGTGTCCTTCTGGCATAGCTATATAATAACTTAGTCGTCAATTGTTTTCATGATCTTCAAGATCTTTTCAAAGTCAATAATTGCGAGATGCGAAGATATATCGTCTTTGCCAAAGCTAATTACAAGTTTGTCATTTTTCATAATCATCCCATTGGCAAACTCAATGCCTGGTGAGACAAACACAAAAGGCTCACTAATTTCTGTTGCCCAGCCTTCGTTGCTAAATCGCATTACATAGTGCTCATAATACTTTTCAACATACTCAACAATGCCAAACGTTGATCCTGAAAACTTCTGTGTCTTTCGTACTCGCAATGAATGCATCATTCCTAAATATGTGCCGTCTGGCATTTCTATTAGATGCGCGTTGCCGCGAAGCTTTGCTAGCTCTTTAGCATCTCTCATACGGTGAATAATGCGATCACCAATAACAATTCCATTGCTGTCATAGACGTAGTCAAACTTCTTAGGCTTTTTAGACGCGGTCATCCAGTTCTTTTCTGGGCGTTTTGCATCGTAGCCTTGAAGTATCTCTATATGAGTAACTTCAGTAGCAGCAGCGTTTAAGTAGCAGACACAGTTCCGTGCAATAGGAGTATTCCTTTCAAGAAACACTGCAGTAAACACCCACTTCCCATCTCTCCATAAGAGCTTAGGGTCTTCGACTCCTCTTGGTACATCAATACCGGCGCCTGAAAAATCGATCTTTCGTAAGTTCTCAAGTCCCCACTCGCTATTTAGTTCAGCAAACCAAACTTGATTACGAATAGGCCCGCCTGTTGTTACGCTTAACTCACCGTGTTCAAGAATCACATAATTGCTAGAGCGAAATGCAACAGCGCAGTTTCCTTTGTCATCTATTCCAATTGACGGATTAAACGCAGACCAAGTCTTTACATTTCTATCTACAAGTCTTCTGAGATACTTAATCTCTCCGCCAAGGTCCTCAAACGTAGATACCAACGGGGTGCCTTTCAACTACTCCAGAAACCTTTGTGCCAATTGCCAAAAGATTATCTCCAACATTTTCAATGGTAAACCCGGCTTTTTGCAGACGATTAACTTCGTATGTTAGACCGTCTTCAAATAAGTCTTCAGTCCAAACGTTTGCGTCAAATCCAGCGCTACGCAGAACGTGCAGCAAACTTCTGCACGAGTACTCATAGTTATGACGATGGTACTCACGATTCTTATGATACTGCATGTAAAAATATGGCTCGGTGCCTTGGAGCATTTTAGTTATCCCACGAGAACTTACAACATTAGGAGTAGTAAGAATAACTTTTCCATTAGTTTTTAAGACTCTGTTGACTTCGCTAAGCATATACATTGGGTCAATCTCCATATGTTCAAGCACCTCACAGCAAAGAACAATGTCGTACGTCTCGTCTTCAGCCGGAATCACGTCATACTCAAGATCAATACCGAATGCAGTCACTGTCACAGACTGACCAGATAGCTCGTACGCAACCTGACTAACGTGATCTTTCACAAAGCTTTCTACAAGTGTCCACGCGTTGTCATAGTTAGTTACATCAATAGTGACGCCTGGAAAAAGCGACTTTAGCGCAATAGGAAAAAGTCCAGTCGTGCCAAGCTCAAGAATTCTGCATGTCCCGCCGTATTCCTGAATAGTGTCTTTTACCATTTGAAAGGTTCTAGCAAAACGTGCAGCATGAGTACGATGATACTCATCACTATTGTCAATAAGTGGCTTAACGATACTCACTATTTCTTTGTCTATATCAAGATACGGGTGAGACTTCATTGTACTATTCTACACTGTAGACAAAAATGAAGGTCAAAGAAACAAGCTATAATTCCCTTTAGTCCCTAGCACACGGAGCGATCTATTATGCCACGCAAGTACCCTTACTACCCTTCATTTGACGGTAAAGGAGCCCAACCGGGAACTGAAAAGCTCGTTGAACTATGCGCAAAACGCTGGAAGACCAAGAACATGGGAATCTATGTTGCTCGTCTTATGCGCAACTCTCATACTGAAGGCAAGAAAATGAGCGATCCTGGCATGGAAAAGTGGATGAGCGTTCATGCCACTGGCGCAGCCTGTGACATTGGCTACCCTGATCGTAAAACTGGCGTTGCTATGTGGGATTGGTTCCTTGCAAACACAGAAGCTCTTGGAATTGTTGAAATCCACGACTACGCGTATGACGCAACAGCAACAGACAAAAAGCCCGGCTATGGTCGGGGCTTCCGCTGCTCACGCGGTGAAGGCGCTAAAGGCGTCAAGATCTTTACTGCTGACGACAACGCTGGCTCATTCGGCGGACAGTGGCTGCACATCGAGCTTGATCAAACAATGGCAAAAGATGCCGCAAAGTTTGAAGCTGCATGGCGGGCAATTCCTAAGCCTGGCGCATAATGAACGAGGTAGTCGTCGCGCTAATCGGCGGACTTAGTCTTGTCATTGTTGCAATGATTCAAACAGGTAGAAAAACTGGAAAAGCCCGCTGGGAAGAAAACAAAGCAGACCATAACTTTGTAGTTGAAAAGATTGATCAACTAGGTAAGTCTCTCGGGCGTTCAGTTGATCGCATAGAAAAGACTGCTGAACGAACAGAAGTAAAGCTTGACACGCACATAAATGACCATCTGACTGGAAAGCTAGATTAGTTCTTATGGGCAAAAAGAAGAAGTCAAGCGGAGGTGGCGGCTCTACAGGTAGAGTTCGCATTAACCCAATCACTGGTCAAACTGAGACAGTTCCAGGAACTCGCTCGGGAAGAAAACGCAATCGCCTTCAGTTTGGCGATCCACTTCGCACACACGATCTTAAAGCGCCAGGCTCACGCAAAAAGCGTCACGAAGACCTGATGAAAAGAAACGACAAAGAAAAGCAGTAACAGCAAACTCTAAATGACACACGAGCATCACAGTGCCGTCGATTAGAGAAAGGATTAACAATAGGGACGGCTGAAAAGTTACAACCCTAGCGTTTACAAAACCTAAGCGCTACCTTAGGACGGGGCGGACCACCGGTGCGGAGGTGACGGTGGTCTCCCTTCCTAATCAGTTTCCCAAGGCTTGATCGGTTGATCGCCTGGTTCCCAGTCGTCAGGTACTGGCCAATCTTCTCCACGGTAGACGTGTGATCCAAATGGAATGTCATCGTGACATAAACTTTTCATTGGGCGCGTTGGTGGCTTGAATTCGCCAGTTGGTCTTATCCAACCAGTAGCATATGTTCTTATCCAAACGAGTGCTTGCTCTTTTGAAGTAGCGTCTTGCGGACGCTTAGCAAACTCTGCACCGCCCCACTGAAGCCATGTTGACTGTTTAGCAGAATAGTCTTTGTATACTTTGTTTGACTTGTGCATAAATCCAAAGCCACCGGCGTATTCACCACGGTCACTCCAGCCTTGACGTGTCTCGCACCATGCAACGTATAGCAAGTGCTTAAAGCTTGGTATCTTTTTACCAAGAACCTCATCGAGGATATCCGGCTGTTTGTCCATGACCAGTAGTTTTTTACTGTAGTCAATAGCGACGGCCGGAACTTTTGATTCTGTTGTTACTTTATTGTCTAAAACTCTGGTTGACCCAGAGATAAGTAGAACGACGCTCGCCCAAATGACGAGCAAAGCCTTCAAGATACTTCACCTTGATAGACGGATATTACTGTACAAGTGTTCATGATACTTCCTAACGTGACTTGTATACTCGCCAATTACCTAGACCACCCTTAGAGTTGTCCATAATGTACTTAGCGACTTTAAGATTGCAATCGAGATCAAGCAGAACCTTGAGGTTGCCGCGCTCTGAATTGCATACTTGGGAAACAACTGTCTTCCAAGACGAGTTGATTTGTAAAAGGCCAGAGTCATACGATCCGTCTTTGTTTAGTGTCCAGACAATCTTGCCGTTTTTCCAAATAGCGTTAATTGCGCCGACTCTGCAGCGGCTTTCGCGATACGCAATGTACGAAAATACTTCAACAGGCTCAAGCCCTGCTGCACGAATTCTGTCTTCAAACTTTGGACATCTACGCTCTTTACTTTGCGGTATGCCATACTGCTTTGCCACTGACACAAACGGAAGCGCTGGAAGAACACTGAGTGACACTCCAGCGGCCTCCACGGCCTTCTTATGAGCCTTATAGGTCTGCTTGCCGTAGATACCGTCTTGGTACACTCCGTTGCCTAGCGCTTTTTGAAGTTTCAGAACGCGATTGCTTTTTTCGCCAAACTTATATTTTATAGTAAGAATGTCAGCAGCAGGAATAGTAACAACTGAAGCCTCAGTTGAGATTGTCGTTGCGTCTCTAGCCTGTACTTGATGAATACCAAGTACAGAACATAGAAAGAATAATAGTAAACCAGTAGTCTTCATGATGGGTGCAGTCCTCCTAGGAGAAAGGTGTCGGGCTGTTGCAGTAATTATACCCCGATAGATCTATTACACGGGTATTGTCAGCCACAATCGTGCTCTGGCCTATGGCCAGTATGGAAAAAAACTTTGCGAAAAAGTGCTAAAAAACAGCAAGTTTACAGGAAATTACATCCAGATTACGAAGATATTCTAGTTGTTGTCTCTATAAAAGAAAGACCAGAAGCGGCCGTCGCTTCAAGTAAGTACGTTCGGCCTTTATACTTTTCGGCATCAATTATTCTGCCGGGCTTTATTTCTATACTGGTGTTAGAAAAACGCACAACGCCACTAGAGAAACGCATAACGCCGTAACCACTTGTAATAGCAACAGCTGAAGAAAATCCTCCAGGAGCTTGGACAGTGTACGTCTTGCCTCGGTCAAGGTAAACGCGTTTCACAGAGACTCCAAAGTCAGTGTAAAGGTCTTCTAGGTGTCCCCAGTCATGATTCTCGTGTTCCATGATTCTATTCTACAAGATTATGCAACTAGAAGTGTAACATTGTATGAATTTGATCAAAACTCGTAGTATAGTCTGATTATGAGAAAAAACACGGCAAAAACGTCATCTAACAAGATGAAGCGGGCCATCAAAAACAAGAAAAGGATCGCCCAGAAGAAAAATAAGTATCAGCCAGTTTAGGCTGATCAAACCCTTACTGGACAAGGGTTCTATTCATACAGCATTAACATTAAAGTTGTATGTTTGCTTTTGTACAGAAAGCCCGGAAACCCTTTGATACCAATGTATTCATCACGAGCCCCCAAGGAGCCAAAAATGATCGTAATCGACAGCTTTTTAGATCAAAGCACATACGAAGAGGTTCTTCAAGATCCAATATTCTTTCCAGAATCAATGGGAGACGGAGAAAAGATTGCCGCAGAGCTAAACTCTTATCACTACGAGCAATCAAGCTGCTACGCTCCTTATATGTTCTGGGACGGCTGGTGGAGAAGTCCGGCGAATACTCTTAAGAAGAGAGTTGTTCAGTCAATCTGGGAAAATCATCTTAAAGCTCCTCAAGAAGACATTCTTGGCTTTGAGTACTGGACAAGAACATTTGCGGCTGGCCAGTACTTAGATCTACATGTAGATGAAGATACTTTTATGTACGAGGAAACAAAAACATTTCAAGGACCATTTGACGGCTGCATCTTCTACGGGGCTGACAACCGTGAAGGCGGATTTGTAGAGATCCACTCTTCTAGTCCTCAACTGGTCAATGGGGCAGAGCTCGGGCTGGAACGAGAAACTCTTGACAAGGTCCAGTCACCTCTCGAGGATAGAGAAAGAATTGCCTACCGAGGCAATCGCCTAGTGATCTTTGACACCGGACATGTTCTTCACGCCACAACACCGGCCAAGTCTGGGATACGACAAGTCATGGTTATAAATGTTTGGCACAGAGACAATCCGCCCACAGCTCTAAGCAAAGGGACTTTTTACTATGAATAGAGAAATCAAGAACGTTTCGTTGGTCTCGCAATTAGTGCATGTCACAAAACTAGAAGACATCGATCACGACCAGGTTGCATCAGACATCGAGCTGTATGCTGTTGGGATCAAGCAAGAGTCACCAGAATACGGTTGGATAAGCAGAGGATTTGTCCAGCACGAGGACCTCGTCATGCCAGTGACACCAGAGATAACAAAGCTCGAATCTGCAATTCTTGAAACTGTCAAGCAAATGACAACTCGCGACTACAAAATTGACGACATGTGGGCGGTCAAGCTTGTGAAAAATCAAAGTGTAATCGCGCATAGCCATCATTCAAATTCTCACGTCCATCCTGAAGAGTACTATTCAGTCGCGTACTACCCACAAGCACCACAAGGATCTGCTGAGCTTATTTTTTCTGCGAACTGGTGCGGAGTCATGCAGACAAATGTGCCAGTGATACCCGAAAAAGGAAAGCTTGTCGTGTTTAATTCGTACATAACACACATGACGGCCCGGCATAGCATTGATGAACCGCGACTAGTCGTAAGCATGAATTTAGCGCCTGTTGTTCCAAACATCGATCCCAACGCTGACTGGTCAGTTTACTGGAACAGACCCATCATTGACAATCCGAAACTAGTTAAGTAATGAGCGCGAAAAGTGCACGTAAAGAAATCGCTCTTCTCTATGCAAGAGTGTCTACGCAGATGCAAGTCAATGATGGAATGTCACTCGATGCGCAAGAAAGAGATCTTAAAAGAGCAGCAGAGCACGCAGGTTTTACTGAGTTTGAAATACTGCGCGAAGAAGGTCGATCAGGCAAATCAATCAAAGGACGCCCCGTTTTAAGTGCGGCTTTAGCTAAACTCGACAAAGGTGAAGCAGCAGCTATCTTTGTTACTCGTATTGACAGACTCGCAAGATCGACTCAAGACTTTCTTAGCATTGTCGACAGAGCAAACAGCAACAACTGGCGTATTGTAATGCTCGATCTCAATTTAGATACAGCGTCGTACCAGGGAAGATTTGTTGTAACAATCATGAGTGCACTTGCAGAAATGGAACGCGCTATCATTGCTGAACGTCAAAAAGACGTGCACAGAGACCGCAGAGAAAAAGGAAAGGTTTGGGGTGTTGACCTTGGCTTAAAGACAAAAGTATCTGCTGAAGTCAGACTGCAAATCTCAGAGTACAGAAGTCTTGGCATGTCGTATGGCAAGATAGCAGAAAAGCTCAATGAAGAGAATATCCCACCGACGCGTGGAGCTAAGTGGTACGCATCGACTATTCACAGCTTGGTGAACAATCTAAAAGACAAAGGATCTATTTAGATTCCATTTTCTTGCGAATCTCTGTTGCAGAAATAGCTTCAATGTCGGCACCAAGCTCTACTTGCTCAATCTTGTAACCAACGTCGCGTCCATAAACAATGTTTGTAATGTTTGGCATCATTGTCACAAAAGCATCTGGAAGATCTTCTAAGATTAGCTCTTTCACTCTGGTATACTCAAATGGATCTTTATCGGACACTCCGCCAGTATCTCGTACGCCGATAACAACTTGATTGCCACGCTTCTTTGCTTCTTCGTAGAGTGCTCTGTGACCAGCGTGCCACGGCTGGTATCGGCCAAGCATAAGCGTTGTTGGCGCTTTCCAGCAATGTATCTTCATTAGATTAAAACAAAGATCGCCTTCTTGCTTTACAGTAAGGCCGTTGTTAATCTTTAAGTCGTACTCGTCTATAGAAAGATCTTGCCACATGCGGTTCGTGTCTTCATAGCGACCTTCGTCAATTCTGTTTACCCAGAACGTGAAGTCGGCTTTGCCAAACACCTTACGAGTTTCTTTTGTCGGACATACAAAGTCTACAATACATAGCTTATCTTGAGAGCTAATCAAACGCGCAATTGCGCCAAGTCTGCGAGCCTGCTCTAAACGGTCTGTTGTTGTAAAGCCTAGGTCGCTACTGAGATCAGCACGTACAACATCCGCGTTGAGATGAATTGCTCCGCTTCGAGCTACAAGTTCTTCCGCTAGTGCAGTTTTACCTGCGCCCGGCAGACCTACAATTAAAATGATCACTGCTGCTCCAAAGGGACAAGGTTGAGTTGGGCGGGCGAATCATTTGCCGTGCCTCGGCCCACCCAACTCTAAACGTCTCTCTCCCAAGACGTTACACCTATGATTAGAATAGTATCTTGACTTGGCGGCAGAAAGTGTAATTGCCAACAAGATTTATAAATAGACGACGGCGGCAGCAACATAGCGTGTCTTTGGTCCTGACTACTTAAAGTAGTACCCACCGGACTCCCATTTGGCATAGCGTTTAGCGTCTTCATCCATGCTGGAGAAAATAGTAGACGCATCGGGTTGAAGATCTTCTTGATCCTTGTGAGCGTAGTTGTTACAGTAGTGCCCGATGATCGACATGCGAGTTGCGTCTTTCTTTTGAGGAATAGTTCCACGGTGGACAAGGCGACCGTGCCACACAAGAACATCGCCACGCTTTGCTAAGAAAGTAAAAGTCTCTCCTTTGCGCTTTTCAATTTCTTCAAGTAAGTACTCATAAGATCCATAGGTGCCTTCATAGACGTTATCGCCAATGGCATAGAGCTTTGCAAAATCAAGATCCCATAAATGAGATCCAATGATTAACTCGAACGGACCAGACTCTGGAGTCACGTCTTCAAGAGCAACCCAAACGCCAATATAGTTTTCTGCAGCGATCTCGTTATCCAGCGCTGAGTCGTGGTGCCACCCCATCGTCGTTGATGTCCCGTAAGTGCGACTCGAGTGAAGGGCCACTCCTCGGTTGATCTCAGCAAAGACTTCGTGAATGCTTGAGTGACAAAGAATATCCATAATCTCCGTATGCTCAAGGTACGAGTCCCACTTATTCCACCCGACAAGAAGACCTTGTTCGTCACGAACATCGCCAACCTCGGCATGCCACTTGTCTTCGTACTTCTTTAGAAGCTCTTCAGGTATGGAGTTCTGTAAAACAAAAAATCCATTGTCTTCGTAAAACTTATTCATTAGTTCTCGTTATCTCTGTAATAACTTTAATTATAAACTGTTCTACAGTAGTACCAGTGACTGCCGCGGCAGTTTCCATTAAACGGATCTCTTCAGATGTGAGACGAACTACAGCAAACTTTTTGCCAGTTTTAGCAGAGCGAAACACAAGGCGGTGTCGTCTAATCTTCATTTAGAACTCACGACCCTCTCGCAAATCTATTTGCAATGCCCCAGTCGACTTCACCAGTTGGCACAGCTCTAGGCAGCAGCAGTCTGCCTTGAATCTGTGCTCGTGAACCAACACCGTCCACTTCAATACCACGCTCTGAAATCTTGCGTTGAAACGCAATTTGAGTCATTGGTCGTTCACCACGCTCATCGCTCCACGCGCGATACACTGCGTATAGCGACTTAACAGGAGTGGCAGCGCCTTCTACTTCTTTAGTTTCTTCGCCCAAGAAGATACCAATGCGGTCTTCGTTTTTTCGATAGATGTCAGATGCTTCGCTAACTGCTTTGCACCAACCTAAACCATCGCGCGCGCTTGAACCAAGTAGCTTTATTGCACCTTCAACTGCCCATGAAAGTACTGCAGGCAGTCCACCTTCCGGATCAAAGATGTAATGCTTGAGATCTGGATCTGGACTCTCAGGCACGCACGTAAGAGGAACTGGGCGGATACGACGCCACATAGCATCGTCAGTAATGATTGGTCTGTGGTTAGTTGTAATCCAAAGCTTAGCACGCGATTGAAATGTAAAAGGCTTTTCGCCTGGTGATCTTGCTGAGATTTCGCTCGAGCCTGTTAGCTTCTTAATAGAGTTTTCTTTGATTCGTTCGCCGTCTGGTAATTCGTCAACCCAGACAAATCTACGACCGCGCAGCTCAGCCCAGTGATAAAGATCTGAGCCATGCGATTGCCCATCATTTTGAGCAAGAATACTAGAATCAAGAGGCCATGCGTATTGCGATGTTCCCATTGCTTTTACGAGAGCTTCGACCAGTGTGTTCTTACCAGATCCAGGAGGACCATAGACTAAAAACATCACGTCATAAGTACGTAAACCAGTTAGTGAGTATCCGGCAGCGCGTTGCAACCACTCTTGCAATTCTTTATCGCCGCCAGTTGCAAAGTCAATAAACTGTTCCCAACGCACATTACGAATTCCAGGATTGTATGCAACAGGCGCACGGCGAGTGATATAAAGATCAGGACGACCTTTAAGTAGCTCACCTGTTCGCAAGTCAATTACACCATTTGATACGCCCATAAGCGTTTCGTCGCTGTCCCAAGTGTCAACACCTACAAGTACGCGTGGGTCAGATGTAGCACTTTCTATTGTGCCGTTTATCCGTGAGTTAGATTTTGCTTGCTGAGCCCACTTAATAACTTCTGATTGCTTATCGGCATCGTCAAGATAGTGAACAACTTCACTTGCAATAACTGGAGCAACCTTTTTAGAAAGTTCACGCATCTCGAGATTTTCAACATCAGGTTTCCAGTATCCACCGTCCCAGTGAAACCAACCAAGCCCTGGTGTATATCTAATTGCTGGACCAAAAGAGTCAACCATTCGGCGACCATTGCCAGTGTCAGTAAGTGACCGCTTGCCCGGATCTCCACCTTCATCTTCGCTAAGCGCGTCAGGGTCAAGAGGAACATCGATATTATTGAGCTTACTAGCCGCAGCAATAGAATCGCCGTCTTCAACCGACGATTGAATTGTTCCACCGATTGTTCCAGGGAATGAAGTACTATGCGAAGGCGACTGTTGTTCTAGTTTTGGTTTAGAAGACAGAGATGATTTTGGTTTGCCTAGTGTAGCGCTTGAAGACCGAGACTCTTCTTGCGACTTGTTGGCCCACTCTTGAAGACCAGGCCAGAGACGTTCTGTTTTTGGATTATCAAGAACAAACTGAATTGCACGACGCACGTGCATCAGCAGACTGTTGGGTCCTTCTAGTTCCATTGGCGGACGAACTTTTTCAGCATTGAAACGAATCATCATTGTCTCAACAGCAAGTCGTCCTGCTTCAGTGTTTACTGGAAACTTATTCGCAAGTGCACAAGCCATTGCGTAAATGTCGATTGCACGTGAACCTTCTTCAATGCCTTCTGAAAGAAGACGGTCGATATCGACGCGCTCGCCTCCCCACTCCATGCTATCGAGGAATCCCCAATCGCCTTCCGAGTGAGAAGTACCGAGGCGGGCATTTTTCTTGCGAAGAGAAACTAGTAGTTCTTCCGGCGCTTGAGCAATTTCAATTTCCCAAGGAGCTTTCCCAGGGACCCATTCGTAACAAAGACCAGAAAAGTGTCGTGATGGCGCAATAAGAACATATCCATTGTGCTTAATGTCAATACCGCCAAGACCAGCTTTCTTTAAGTTGCCAACCAGTTGCTCTGACTCATCGCACTTATAGAATAGGTGACGGCCGCGCTGAATCTTTCCACCCATGTTGTATTCGCCGGTAATAGCTTCAACTGTCGGTGGCAGTGCGCCTTCAACTAGAGCTTCAAACTTTTCAAATGAATCAGGGCCACCAGCACGAGGATCAATGTCGATTACAAAGAATCCGCTAGGGCGGCAGAAAACGCTGACATTGCTTTCTGGCGCTACTTCCCACCAACGAGCTACAGCAGCAGGATCCGAAGTTGCTTGAGTGTTCCATTCGGCGATACTCGGGTGCTTGCCTACGTCTTTTGGTTCGGCATGGGTTCCACCGCACGTGCACCGTCCATTGATAATTCCGTAACATGGGAGAATCTGCCAACCCGTGGACGCATACCAGTCTGCTGCGGGGCCAAGTCTGCCTTGCGCTGAATCCCAAGCGGACATCTAAAGATAGCCTTTTTCAGTGATGTCTTCTACTATGCTTATGTCGTTCATGGCGTTACTTTCAGATGGAGAGAGATTGCAAAAAAGCGTAACGCTGTCAATATAACTTACGACCCTATTGAATGACGTGATGCAGTGCAACTTTTTGTTTTTTCTTACAAGATTTAGGTAGCAATAATACCACAAGAGTCATGTACAAGGCATGCTGTATGGTGTACTATTTATATTTCAGTACACTGTATAGTTACAGGTACAAGTGACAAACATACTCACACCTACACAGCAGGAGAATTCTATGGGATCGTTGTTTGACGAAATAAAAGAACAAAAGTCAAAGCAAGGCAACAGATCAAGAATCGCAGAGATTCTAGATTCAATGCCAGACCCAGATAGAAAAGATCTACTAAAAGCGCTCAATGATCATAGCATTCCTGCATCAAACATTTCCAAAGCTTTATTAAAGCATGGACATAAGCTAGCAATCAATGTTATTAGTCGCTATCGTCGTGGAGAATTGACGACGGAAATCAAATGAGCCTTTCTGACGATATAAATAAGGAAGAAGAAATATCAGAGCTTAGAAGAGCTCTAAAAGCTTCTCAACAAGCGGAATACAAAGCCAAACGAAAAACAGAGGCTCTTGTAGATGCAGTATACACGGCCGCAAAAGAGTCCGTTCTTGCTTGCGGAAATGGAAAAGCGCAAAAAATAGCTATTCCACCTAAAGATCCTCGCAAAGCAAAGGCTGAAGTTGCACTAGTTCATGCGACGGACTGGCAGAATGGAAAGCTCACAACTACTTATAACATTCAAAAGTGCTCTGATCGCATGGAGCAACTTGCTGCCAAAGTTATAGAGCTTACAACTGTTCAAAGAAGCCACCACCCAGTTCGTGAATGCACCGTCATGTTTGGCGGTGACATGGTCGAAGGTATTTCAATTTTCCCTGGACAAGCTTGGGAAGTAGAAGCTCACATATTTGAACAGCTTTTTGAGACTGTCCGCATTGAGGAATCAATGATTAGAACTTTTGCTGCATTCTTTGACAAAGTAAACGTTGTATGCGAGTTTGGTAACCACGGACGACTAGGCCGTAAAGGTGAAATGCCAGCAAATGACAATATTGATGCAATCAGCTATCGCATCGCGCAGGATCGCACAAAAGATCTAAAAAATGTTACTTGGCAAATGTCCCCTGACTGGTATCAAATGGTGACAATTGGAAATTATAAAGCTATGCTCGTGCACGGTGACGAATGCCGAGGCATGTCAGGAATTCTTCGTAAGGCAAATGCATGGGCAACTGGCGTCGTTGAACCGTTTCAAGACGTGTACATGGGTCACTTCCACACGCCGACAACAATGACAATGGCTAATGCTGGACGAGTGTTCATCACTGGCTCTCCAGAATCTCACAATGAGTACGCTCGTGAAGTCATTGCAGCTGTCGGTAAGCCATCTCAGCGGTTGCATTTTATTGACCCAATAAAAGGCAGAGTAACTGCAGAGTACACAATCTGGTTGGAATAGTAAACGCAGTAGATCCTAAATAGGTGTATGATAACTAAGTGGGAATCTTAAAGCCGCGTAATACGACTAAAAAGAAGACAGTGCTGAAGAACGCAGAAGCACTATTATCAGAAAAAATAGAGCAAGGTTACGACACAGATCTAGCAAGAATTGGTGTCTCATGGTCTGGTATTTTGGATCTAGAAGGACCAATTGCCGCATCTGAGGTAGCAGCAATGCTCGCAAGCGCTTCTCTAATTAGAGCAACAACTCTTGTTGACTCAGAGGAGCATTGGACAAGCGCGGCGGCATTTTCTGCGCTTGGGCACACCGTTGAGCTTGACGTTCGACCGCCTCTAGATACTGAAAATCCCGACGACGAAAAAATGTCTAATCCAATTGGCTTTGTACCGCAAAGTGAATAAGCACTACAATCACTTTTGCTTTTATTTGATAAAATCCAACCAGATCTAGATTGGAGACTACGTGCCTTGGCCTAATGACGTTGTCACAAGAACTGTAACGGGCACGTATTTGACGCCGCAAGGAAATGCTGCTGTCGGACGAGTCACTTTTACTCCAACAGCCAGAATTGTAGATATCAATGATGACGTTATTATTGAAGACACTATTACGGCAACTTTATCTGCATCAGGGGTATTTACAGTAAGTCTTCCGACAACTGATAATACTCTACTGAGCCCGCAAGGTTGGGCGTACCAAGTTAACGTCCGACTTCGCGGTGTCAAACCACAGAAGTTTTACGCGTTTCTTCCACTAGGTGACGGTTCTAGTGTAGATCTAAACCAAGAGCTAAGCGGATCTGCTACAGTCACAGACGCAACAGCGCCAACGTCTGTTAGAGGCCCTATCGGCCCTAGAGGACCGGGAACTGTCACCGGAATTGGCCTTCCAACATACGTGATTGGTCAAGATGGGGACATCTACATTGACACAGATACTGGCTACTACTACGGACCAAAAACTGCCGGCGAGTGGCCTGGGGTTCCATTTTTTACCGCAGGTGCAACTCAAAGACACATTCATACGCAGGCTTCAGTTTCTGCAACATGGACAATCACACATGTTCTTGGCGGAAAACCTTCTGTGTCAGTAGTAGACTCTTCTGGAACTGTAGTGGTTGGAGAAGTAAGATATGATAGCAATACAGTAGTGACAGTTTTGTTCACTACTCCATTTTCAGGATACGCGTACCTTACGTAGCTTGAATAGACAATAAGGAGTCGCTCCCCGTGGCACAAAAATTTGTTACAAACTTAGATCTTAATCAAAATCAACTTCTTAATGCCACATTTGAAGTGCTGTCGTCAAACCCTGAGTCAGGCAACTTTGAAGGTCGAATGATTTACAACAGCACCACGGATTCTATCCTGGTGTACGGCAATGGCGCATGGCGCAAAGTCGTAAATAGCATTTCGTCTGGTGGCGGTGCGGGTATTGCTGAAGCCCTTACTGTTTCGGAATCAAATGGCGCTGTAACCCTTACGCTCCATGTCGCGGATACAGATAGCGCTGGTCTTCTTCCAGCCGCGATGTGGAACATGCTTACTGATGCAACTGCTGATGCGACTTCTTCTAAATTGGTTAAAAGAGACGGAAGCGGTAACGCAAAAGTTGCCACACCAACAGACGCCGCACATATTGCAACTAAAGGCTACGTAGACGCTGCCCGTCAAGGTCTTGATGTCAAGGCTTCAGTAAGAGCAGCCACCACTGCCGCGATTAACATTTCAACCGATCTTAATAACGGCGACGTCATTGACGGTGTAACGCTTGTTACTGGTGACCGTGTTCTTGTTAAGAACCAAGGAACAGCTTCTGAAAATGGCATCTATGTGGTCACCGCTACTGGTGCGGGTGCTCGTTCATCTGACGCAAACGGAACCGCCGATACTGGCGAACTTACAAGTGGAACCTTCACCTTCGTAGAAGAAGGAACCGTTAACTTTGACTCTGGTTTTGTCGTTTCAACCAATGGGACAATCACCGTCGGCACAACAGGCATTACTTGGACACAGTTTTCTGGCGCTGGCTCATTTGAAGCAGGGGATGGACTCTCAAAGAGTGGCACGACAGTAAATGTCAATGTAACCTCTAACAGAACAGCGATTACCGCAGACGCGATCGACATTTCAGCTAACTACGTTGGTCAGTCTTCAATCACGACCCTCGGAACAATCACCACTGGTACGTGGGACGCCACAACTGTAGCGGTTACTGCTGGTGGTACTGGTGTTGAGTCGTTTACTGACAACGGCGTTGTTTATGGTAACGGAACAAGCGCACTTGATGTAACTGGTGCTGGAACGGAACATCAGGTTCTCCGTGCAGGCTCTGGTGGGGTTCCCGCCTTTGGTGCTGTTGACCTTTCGCAGACCGCCGCGACAACCAATTCACTCTTAATCTCACGAGGCGGAACCAATGCTTCCACAGAAGCAACCGCACGAACAAACCTTGCCGCTGGTGGAACTCAGGGCGCTGGAGTAAGCACACCGGCACTTGCGCGCAAAGTTACAAAGGCTGTCGGCAACGGAGTAGATACTTCATTTACACTTGTTCACGCATTTAACACACGTGAAGTAATGGTTCAAGTGTACGATTCAGCTACCTACGACACAGTCATTACAGACGTTGTTCGTACCGATGCTAATACAGTTACAGTTGCATTCTCAGTTGCACCGACATCTAGCGCGTACACTGTCGTTGTGATAGGTTAATTCATAGCACCTCGCGGGGTGCGAACTATAAAGAAAGAAACAGTTGAGGCTGTATCAATGACAAGATTTGTTGGAACTCCGCTACGCGGAACTGAATTTGCTAACGCCGGTGATGAAGCTATCTCCGCCCGTGTTGGCACAGATTCGTATCCACGAGTACGCATTGATGCAGGCGGCAGGATTACATGGTCATCCGGAGCAGCAACTGGAGACACCACTTTATATAGAAGTGGCAGTGACACGTTAGTAACTGACGATGTCTTTAAGGCATTACAAGGCATAGTCACATTAGTAACAGACGGCGCGCCTACTCAAGCGCTGCCAAACGGTGCAATTGCAATTGACACTACCAACAGCATATTCTATTTTCGTTCAGAAAACACTTGGCAGCTAGTAAGCGGTGGTGGCTCTGTTACTGGAGACATAGACGGTGGAAATCATTTGAATGATATCCAAGAAGCAGAAGTAACTAACTACGTATTCGCGTCATTTGACGGAGAGGAGCTGTAATGGCTGGAGCAAGAATTCAACTAAAGAGGGCTACAGCATCTCAATGGACATCTGCAAACACTGTCCTATTTGCCGGTGAAATTGGATATGAAACAGACGCCAATAAGTTCAAAATTGGCGACGGTACTACAGCGTGGACATCGCTTTCTTACTTCAATGGAAACTTGTCAGGATCAAACCTAAATGATCTTTTAGATGTAACTATCACGTCTGCAGCGAACGGCGACTTCCTTCGTTGGAGCGGCACAGCATGGATCAATGACGCAGTTAATCTTGGAACTGATACAGCAGGCTCATTTGTTGAAAGTCTTATTGCTGGTACAGGTGTAACACTCACAAACAATAGCGGTGAAAGCTCCACACCAACAATTGCAATTGGTCAATCTGTAGCAACAAACACAACTCCAACATTTGCTGGATTGACTCTCAATGGCAACATTACTTTTGAAGGTACAACTGCTGACGATTTCGAGACAGTACTCGCGATTACCGACCCAACAGCGGATAGAACAATCACAATCCCTGACGCGACTGGAACAGTTGCCTTAAATGGCTCAATTGCTCTAGGTACAGACACAACTGGTAACTATGTCAATGACGTAACTGCCGGCACGGGCGTAACGGTAACTCATACACCTGGCGAAGGCTCATCTCCTACAGTGGCGATTGGGCAGAGCGTTGCAACGTCTGCTTCACCAACATTTGCTAACGTCACTATTAGCTCTGTCCCAACAAGTGACACACATGCTGCAACAAAAGCGTATGTCGACTACCACGCGGCAGGAATTGTATGGCATGACGCCGTTAAATTGGCAACAAACGCCGTGCTTCCAGGAACACCTACGTATAGCAATGGAACATCGGGTGTAGGCGCAACATTAACCGCAACCGCGAATGCGCGTCTTAGCATTGATGGAGCTAACGCAACAACAAATGACAGAGTTCTTGTCAAAGATCAAGCCGACGCAACACAAAACGGTGTGTACAAAGTAACAGCTCAAGGCAGCGTAAGCGTGCCGTACGTCTTAACAAGAGCGACAGACTTTGATACAAGCACGCCGTACGAAATCATCGGCGTAACCGGAGACGCAGTTTATATTTCTAGCGGCTCGTATAACGCTAATCAAGGATACATCACGACTTCAACCGGCACAGGCACTGACGGCGCGCACGTTCTCGGGACTGACAATTTGACGTTTAGCCAATTTACTGGTACAGCAACATTTAGTGCTGGAACAGGTATCGCAATTAGCGGTAACACAATTAACGTACAAACAGCAAATGCTGGTCGCATAGTTGTCAATGCTGATGACATTGATCTTGCAACTGTCACCCGCACAGACACAAGCGGTTCTGCCGGTAAGTCATTTGTTCAATCATTTACAACTGACTCATATGGCCGAGTAACCGGTGCTGTAACAGCAGACACTGCAATTACTCTTGGCACTGATACGTCTGGTAGCTATGTAGAAAGTCTTACCGCAGGCACCGGCATTACACTAAGTAATAACAGCGGCGAAGGCGCTAGCCCGACAGTAGCGGTAACCGCAAACACGTATGACGCGTACGGCGCGTCGTCGACTCATGCAGGTTTAACAGAAGCACATGGTGCGACAGGCGCAGTAGTGGGAACGACAAATACTCAGACCCTTACCAACAAAACTCTGACATCTCCAAAAGTAAATGAAGATGTTGTACTGACTTCTACAGCAACTGAACTTAACATTCTTGACGGTGCGACTCTTTCAACAACCGAACTTAACTATGTTGACGGTGTCACAAGTGCTATTCAGACTCAACTTGATGCAAAAGCACCTTTAGCGTCGCCAACATTTACCGGCTCGGTCACACTTCCTGACAACACGGTTGCTCTTGGAACCAAGACAACTGGTGACTATGTAGCAACAATAACGGGTGGAACTGGTGTTAGTTCAACAGCCGCAACAACTGGTGAGGGAACAACCCACACACTGTCCATTGGTCAAGCGATCGCAACAACAGATTCACCAACCTTTGCAGGACTTACCGTCAACGGAGCAAGCGTTGTCTTTGAAGGTGCAACTGCAAACGACTTTGAGACTACTCTTTCCGTAACAGATCCAACAGCGGATAGAACAATCACAATCCCTGACGCGACTGGGACAGTTGCCCTTACCTCGGATGTTACGACTCACGCAAACCTGACAGAAGCACATGGTGCAACTGGTGCAGTAGTTGGGACAACGAACACTCAAACACTTACTAATAAAACACTGACATCACCAAAAATCAACGAAGATGTTGTACTGACTTCTACGGCAACAGAATTAAACTATGTTGATGGCGTTACAAGTGCCATTCAGACCCAACTTGATGCAAAGGCACCGCTCGCGTCGCCAACATTTACTGGTACACCAACACTGCCAACAGGCACTATTGCTACAACACAGACTGCTGCAAATAGCACAACCGCAGTTGCTACTACTGCGTTTGTTACAACTGCAGACAACCTCAAAGCAAACATCGACTCACCGACATTTACTGGAACAGTTGCTGGAATAACAAAGACAATGGTCGGTCTCGGCAATGTTGACAACACTGCAGACACTGCAAAGCCAGTGTCAACGGCACAGCAGACAGCTCTTGATCTTAAAGCAAATATTGCTTCACCAACTTTTACTGGTACGGTTACACTTGCTGCTGATCCAGGTTCTGCGCTTCAAGCAGCAACAAAGCAGTATGTTGACAACGTTGTCTCTGGAGTAAACTTCCATGAGTCAGTAGTTGCAGCGACAACTGGCAATCTCGCTGGAACATACAACAATGGAACCAGCGGTGTAGGCGCAACAATTACAAAAGCAACAAATGGTTCAATTGGAACTATTGACGGTGCAACAGTAATTGTTGGAAGCAGAATTCTTCTCAAGTCGCAGACTGATCCAAAAGAAAATGGTATTTATACCGTTACCGCAGTTGGAAGCGTCAGCGCTCCTTGGGTGGTAACCAGAGCAACTGATGCAGACAACAACCCATCAGGTGAAATGGAAAATGGAGACTTCTGCTTCGTAACTGGTGGTTCAACTAACTCTGGCTACGGATACATCAATAACTCTACTGCAAGCCCAATTGTCATTGGAACTGACGACATTACTTACGCAGTATTCAATGCGGCTCAAGTCGTCACTGGAGGCACTGGTCTAGCGTTTGATGGGAATATTCTCAATGTTGGAACTGCATCAACCAGCAGAATTGTTGTCAACGCAGACAACATTGATCTCGCCTCTGGAGTTGCCACAATCGGCACCTACAAGTCAGTAACAGTTGATACCTACGGCCGAGTAACTGCTGGAACAAACCCAACAACGCTTTCTGGATACGGCATCACTGACGCAGCGCCAATCAATGACGCATCATTTACGGGAACATTCTCTGCTCCTTCTGGAACTATCACTAGCACGATGATTGCCGATGGAACTATCGTCAACGGCGACATCAATGCTTCTGCAGGCATCGCGCTTAGCAAACTTGCTACAAGCACCGCCGGTAACATTATTGTCTACAACTCGTCTGGTGTTCCGACAGCAGTAGCAGAAACAGGAGACGTCACAATCTCCGACACTGGCGTTACAGCAATTGGCACAGGAGTAATCGTCAACGCGGATGTTTCCACAACTGCAGCAATTGACCTTGGTAAACTGGCTGATATTTCAACTAACGCGCAAACAGCAAGCTACACACTCGTCTTGGCAGACAAGAATAAGCTAGTTGAAATGAGTGTCGCTTCTGGAAACACTTTAACAGTTCCGCCAAACGTAGATGTTGCATTCCCAGTAGGTTCTCAAATTAGAGTTCTTCAAACAAACACTGGTCAATGCACACTTACTGCAGGCGCTGGTGTTACGATAAATGGTACGCCAGGTCTTAAGCTTAGAACTCAGTGGGCATCTGCTACACTGATTAAACGAGCAACAAATACTTGGGTAGCAGTAGGAGACCTTTCAGCATGAGCATGACATCTGGTGACGTAGAGAGTGGTGGCAAACAGCCGACTGCGCCCGTAATTGGCACACCAACTTGGGTATCGAGCACTGTCGCTTCAGTAGCTTTTACTCCGTCAACATATACTGGTAAAGGCACAATCTCTTACACAGTAACTGCAAGCTCTGGTCAAACTGGAACTGGATCTTCAAGTCCTATTCAAGTCACTGGGTTAACCGCTGGCTCAACAGTTACTTTCACTGTCACAGCTGTTTCAGTTACTGGCGTTCAGTCTAGTGCATCTGGCACAAGCGCATCGCTTGTCATGGGTATTGCTCCGTCTGCTCCAACAATCGGAACAGCATCCATAGTCCAGAACGTCGATAGAAACATTGACGTCCCGTACACTGCAGGATCTACAGGAACCTCTGGCTCTGTAACATACACAGCCACTTCTTCTCCCGGCGGAATTACAGCAACTGGCGCGTCACCAATTCGCGTCTCTGGTCTTACAGCAGGCACTGCATACACATTTACAGTTACCGCGTCTACAATATACGGCAGCGCCGCATCTTCTGCATCTAACTCTGTGACTGCAGGAAACAGGCCATCAGGCCTAGCGGCTCCTACTGCTACAAACAACGGCCAGACCAGCGGCTACACTGTCAGTGTAGGTAGTTGGAGTGGAACAGGGTCAACTACAGGCTTCACTTTTACCGCTTCCACTGGTCAAACTATCAGTACAAGCGGCGGCAGCCCAAGCTATTACGAATGGGCTATATCTCCTCTGGGCACCGCGCGAACATTTACGGCTACAGCGACAAACGCTTACGGTACATCGGCAGCATCTGCTGCGTCTGCTGCAGTGGCAAACGGGTTCAGGCCCGGAGGAAGCGGTGGCCAGTGGAGCAGTTTCTCCATCGCAGCAGGAAACGCCCTAGTAACAGTCACTTTTGCGATGAGTGCCGGTGGAACCGGAGCAGAAACGTATACTATTCGCGTACATAGAGTGAGTGACGGCGCTGTTATTTCCACTGTCAGTGGTGTCACTGCCTCACCGGTTACTTTCACTGGTTTGACGAACGGCACTGCGTACTATGCCCGAGGAACTGCCGTAAACGCCTATGGCACTAGCCTAGACTTTCAGACAGGCAATGTCACCCCTGTTGCACCTCCGTATTTCCCTCCTTACTTTCCTCCGTATTTCCCTCCTTACTTTCCTCCGTACTTTCCTCCGTACTTTCCTCCGTATTTCCCTCCTTACTTCCCACCTTACTTTCCTCCGTATTTCCCACCTTTCTTCCCACCGCACTTCCCACCTTTCTTCCCACCAGGATTTAAGTAAATAGCAAATCACTTTCGCGAGTAGCACATGCACGACGACTACAAATTAGAAGCAGCAGATCCAGCTAACATTGTGATCATCGAAAACTTTATTTCTGCTGAACATCTTGATGCTATTTATGACTATTGCTACAGCATCACTGAATGGGAATCTCAGTCTATTGCGCAAACTGATAAAATCAGCACGGGCGCAACGATGAAGAAGAATTCGCCAGAAGTCTATGACATAATGTCGTCATACCTAAATAAAGTGCAAAAGGCTGTTGAATATAAGTTCGGCAGAAAGCTAGAGCCAAGTGTGCCAGGTATTCGTCGCTGGGATGCTGGAGAACGCCAAGGGCCGCATGCTGATGGAGAAACAGTGCACGGCGTCGCCACAGACACATATATTGTCGACTACGGTTCAATAATGTATATAAATGACAACTACGACGGTGGAGAGCTTTACTTTCCAGCATATGGAATTGACTTTCAACCTAAAGCTGGAACACTTGCATTTTTTCCGTCAAGTACGTACTACGTCCACGGCGTAAAAGAAGTGATTGCTGGCGTACGATACACTTCACCGCACTTTTGGGTCCCAACAAAACATAAACGACTAATTGAAATGACAAAAAATGAACAACAATCAGTCCATTAGACCTATATACAATCTTCACATTCCTAGAACATCTGGCACTAATACGCTGTTTGCTCTGCAGCGAGAAATCGCGCGCATGCCAGAAGCTAATAAGAACAAACTAAATAAGCATAAAGAACCAGAGTACGCGGATCTTAATATGTATACTCCAGACGTCTTAGAGTTCATCTATGACCACGACAAGATGAAGAATTATAACTACATCTCAGGACATTTTGCCACAAATCCAATACACGAAATCGACAACTTACTTACGTTTTCTATAGTGAGAAATCCAGTAGATCAGTTTGTAAGCACTATTGCGTACAGATGCATGACCGCGCGAGTGCCGTTTACTTCACACGAACTGGACCTGTACATAGATGGCATGTACAAAATATGGGGAGAATTTGAAGGATTCTCTGGCATTGACAATCCGCAATCGCACTTTCTTTCACAAAAACTTGCCGCGTTCGAGCTAGAAAAAAGCAATAGGGGAAACGGAAGCTTAAAAGGAATGGCATTTGTAGGCTCACCGCAAAGTCTTGCCGACGTTCGTCAATTTACAGATGACATGATCATTAGCACACTTGAGAATCGGCACATTACAATCGATAAAATAAATGTGGTACTGCAAAAACAATTCGGTATCACTATAGAAAACGATACAAGAAAAGTCAATAGCATTATGAAGCTTCGTTTTGAGATCTCTAAAGATCAAATGAAAAAGATGAAAGCCAAACTAGAACTTGACGAAGAAGTGTACCAGCACGTGAAACAGCAAGAGAAAAACGTGCCAAGTAGAATAAATAAAGCTAAAAAAGAGCCTCAACAAAAAGTCCAGTTGGCGCCACAAAAAGAGTCAATAGCGCAGATGTTTGGCACAGATTCTTCTATGATACGCGTCATTGACAATTTTATTCCTAGCAACGATATCGAGAAGATCGTGGAAATGGCTTCTAAAATAACTGAATGGCGCCACGAAGAGCCTGGAACAGAGTGGCATGTACGGTTGTCGGATGCTGATAGCCTAGTTAAATTAAATTCAGATACTTACGGTATTCTTGAAACGTACGCAAGGGCAGCCAAGAATTGCGCAGAAGAACTGTTTAACTGCACTCTTAAGTTTAGAAAACCAGCGCTCGTAAGATGTATAGCAGGAATGCACCAACCGGAGCTGCACACTAACAAACAAAATCTAGACGGCTATCTTAAAGAAGGAATTGGCGACGGCGATCTGTCAGCTGTCATGTATCTCAATGACGACTTTGAAGGCGGCGAGCTCGTGTTCCCGCAGCACGATGTGCGCGTAACACCCACAGCGGGGCGTATTGTAATCTATCCTGGGGACAACGCGTACCTCCACTACGTCGATCAGGTCACTGCCGGTGTTCGCTGGGCGTGTCCGCTATTCTTTTCAGTAGACGAAGAAGCATGTCAACACACAAAAGAACAAGAGAAAAAAGATGTCTAGTCCATGGAAAATTGCACCAGGGCATTTTGGAGACTCTCCAGAAAACATTGTCACAATAGAGAACTTCGTTGAACTAGAAGATCTTAAAATTATTCAAGAGTTCTGCCCAACTATCAACGAGTGGAATAACGAAAAAGAATCCGTGTATGCAGAAGATGGTACATGTCTTTACAATGCAGACTACTGGAATGATCGCCAGTGCAGCAATGATATTCTTGAAAGAATCAATCCTCAGGTATGGAACATCATTGACAAATACATAACTAAAATGCAATTGGTCATTGAAGATAAGTTTAATTGCAAAGTAAGTTCTAGACCCCCAGTAATCATGAAATGGCGGCCTGGAACTGAACAGCGCCCGCACGCAGACAAGCAATTAAACGATGGCCAACCGAACGCGTTCCCAGACTACGACCTCAACTCATTGATTTACTACAATGACGACTTTGAAGGCGGTGATCTTTTCTATCCGCAACACGACATCGTAGTTCGCCCAAAACCTGGCCTCGCGGTGTTTCACCCAGGAGATGTAAACTATCTTCACGGAGTGTCAATGGTAACGAGTGGATACCGATACACGACACCGTCTTTCTACACGATTGAAGAATTCATATGATATTCGCAGTTATATCAAATTTTATAGATAGAGAAACATGCAACAATCTTACTGATCTTTTATCTACTTGCGAGTGGGAATCAGTTGTAAGAAATGACGTTGACATTTTTAGCATAATGACAACTGATATTGACGAGATACACGCTATTGGATCAAAGCTGTGGAATGCGCTCGAGTCTCAGGTGTCTAAAGTAGCTAAACGTCAAATCGTAAAAGAAACGTCGGAGGCGGCACTAGCGTACACACGATATAGCACTGGCCAAGGACTAATGTGGCATTCTGATGGCGGTGACGGCGCGCAGACAAATACATCAGGAAGAAAGATCGACGTCTCGGCTATTGTATACTTAAACGATGAGTATAGCGGTGGAGAGTTGTCTATGGCAAAAGCAAATAGCCGAGTAAACAACGTCTTTATGGTTAAGCCATCTACAGGGGACCTTGTCATAATTGATGGCGCAACGTGGCACGAGGCACTGCCAGTAGCTAGCGGAACAAAATACGTGATGTCTGCAAGATGGCAGCTAGATCAAGGATAGAACAGTTTTATGAGTACCCCAGCAAACCCTAACCACATAAAAATAATAGATAATTTCGTAGAACCAGAAGATCTTGCAGTGCTCGACAACTTGTGTAGAAGCAATGCAGGCAACGTTTGGTGGAGTGAAAAAAGTATGCCAACGCAGGACTACGTGCATTTTGCACTCGGGGATTACAAAGAGCATTGCGCTAAAGCCCGCAGCGAGGGGGCAAATGCAAATGTGCATCCGCTCTTGGGCAAGTACATGAACAAATTAAGAACAATTATTAGTTACGAAGCCGGGCATCAGCTTGTTCCGATATTTGATTTTTGTCGAATGGAGACACCTGTCGGTGGGTCTTGCCCTGGGCACACAGACTCAGAAGGCCACGGTATAACTGGGACAGCGTTTCTTCCAGAGTACTCGCCGCTGCATGTCTATGAGCCAAACTTAATAGATATGTCGGCAAACATTTATGTTAATAACGATTTTGAAGGCGGTCAGCTCTACTTCGAGCAGTACGACCTCACTGTTAATCATACTCCCGGCCAACTCGTGTGGTTTCCCGGTTCGCATGAATACATGCATGGTGTTCATGAAATAAAGAGTGGCAGCCCTCGGTGGAATATTATTACTCATTTTGCACGGCCAAAATTGATAGAACTTCACAGTATGATCCACAACATGTACGTAAAGCTCAATGAAGATCAAAAAGCCGAATTCCCAGTCTCCTGGGACATAAACACTCACATGCCACGTGGAATTCGTGGAGACAACAACTATGATTACTAGTGCCATATTAAGCACAATCGTCAAGATGGCAGCTAGAACAAGGATAGAATAGTTTTATGGAAACAGCAAGCCCAGAGCATATAAAAGTAATTAACAATTTTGTTGAGCCTGAAGACCTTAAAATTCTAGATGAACTATGCAGATCATCTGTAAATTATGACGACTTCAAAGATAATGACAAGTGGTGGTTCCATAAAAAGCCAGGTCCTGAGTACATTAAGCACGCGTCTGGCGCGTACAAGCAGCTGTGCCTTGACTCGATGGAACAGCCGTATGGAAAAAACGTGCACCCATTGCTTCTTAAATATATGAAGAAACTTGAAAAAGTAGCAAGCTATGAGACCGGCCATAAGCTTGTGCCAATGTTTGGCTTCAACAGGCATCAAACTTTAGAAGGTGGATTCTGCCCCGGACATCAGGACGCAGAAGCAGAGAAAAACGGTGAAGGCGAATATCTCCCAGAGTATGCGCCACATCACACATTTGAGCCGTGCTTAATAGACACATCAGCAAATATCTACATCAATGCAGAGTATGAAGGTGGCCAGCTCGAGTTTGAGCATTACGGAATTAGAATTGAGCACACTCCAGGGCAGCTTGTTATTTTTCCCGGCGCTCTTGAATACATGCACGGAGTCACACCGATTACTAAAGGCACACGATGGAATCTAATTACACATCTTGCACGACCAAAAGTTGTTGAAATGCATAGTTTGATCTATAACCTTTACAATGAACTTGGCGAAGACAAGCAAAGTCTATTCCCAGAAGACTGGCGCAATCGCCAAGACCCGAGAGGAACATTAGGCGAACACGTTCACTGGGAACCAGAGCAGTAATGAAAGCCACTCCTCTAAATATCGTAAGAATACCTAATTTTTTATCAGATAAAGAAATTGAATATTTCGTAAATCACTCGCGTTCCTTAGATATCTTAAATGATCCGAATGTTACGTCAAGAGCGATGCTGCGCATCGACGGCGATAAAGACGCTACTGACGAAATGCGCGACTACATAGCAAAGGTACAGGAAGCAGTGACATTTCATTGCGGCATGCAAATCACTGATTTGTGCGGAATTGCGCTTAGGAAATGGCTACCAGGAGAACTACAAGATCCGCACGCAGACTGTGAAGCAGTGTTTGTCGAAGACTACACTAATTGGCAAATGACCCCGCTTAATAATTTTTCTTCGTTATTTATAGAGTACGCTGCGTTGGTGTACCTAAATGACGACTATGAAGGCGGAGAAATCTACTTTCCAGAGTACGACGTAGAAATTAAGCCAAACAAAGGTGACTTAATATTCTTTCCCGGCACGCACTACTATATGCACGGCGTTCGCGAAGTACTAAGTGGCCATCGCCTCGCGCTGATGTCGTTTTTTACGACGCCTAAGCTTCAGTATATTTGGAAGTACTTCGTGCTAGACGATACGCCAATACGTTTTGTCGATCGCACGCAGGACGATGCAATGGCAGGTGTTGGACTATTTAGCAGAAGCCACATTCCACTTAGTTTAGCTACTTTTGGAGACAAACTGCCAAGTACACTAGACGTTAAAGTGGCGCACAGAGAATTAACTAGCTATAGTTATACTAGAAGTCTTTTTGGAACTCATAGGTCTAATATCAACATAGTCCACAATTTTATAGACAAAGACAGCGTTGACGCGTTAATGTGTCTCGCGCATACGATAACCGAGTGGAATGACTGCGGAAAAAATGTGTATGACGACGCGGGAGTGCTAATCCACAACGCAGAAGACTGGCGTGATAAGACCTGCGGCGCTGATATTCTTACGCGCACTGCGCCTGCGGAGTACGCGGTAATGGAAATCTATGCGCTTAAGGCAAAACTTGCTGCTGAAAAATTCTTTAAGTGCAGCCTTAGCTACAGAAAGCCAGCGCTTGTTAGGTGGAGAGCCGGCGGGCACACACCAGAGCCGCACGCTGACAAACAAAATATAGATGGAACACCTAAGCTCGGAATGGAAGACCTAGATGTCTCAGCTGTAATGTATCTAAATGATGACTATGAAGGTGGAGAGCTTGTGTTTCCGCAGCACAACATGAGGTTTAAGCCTGGCCGTGGGTCATTGATCTTTTTTCCAGGAGACGACGCGTACATACACTATGTTGATCATGTTAAGACAGGCACAAGATGGGCTATCCCGATGTTTTTTACGGTAGAAGCAAATAAAAGTGAGCTGCGCAATGGTTAATGATGCAAGAACTACAAACGTTGGTTCACAAAAAAACATACTAGTAGTAGAAGACTATCTTTCTAAGTCAATATGCAAAGATCTTAGCGAAGCAATGGTGCGTACAGCATGGCGAAGGTGCCGGTCTGACTCAGAAGCCGAAAACTATAACAGCATGCAAAATATATCTTTTTTAGCAAATGACATGGAAGACGACATTGTAAAAATTGCCAGTTACGAATTCGGCGTAAATTTGTCAGTATTTGCGGGGAAAGGCAATTTCCATAAATGGGACGTCGGAGACAGTCTTTCTCTCCACACAGACGCAGAAAAAGAAGACTGTACTGCGCCATTGGCAAGTTACATAGATATGTATCAACCGCCAACTGTTGTTTCATACACAGCTTTAGTATACATCAACGATGATTACCAAGGTGGCGAGCTTGTGTTTCCGCAGCACGGTCTAAAGATAAAACCTAAATCTGGGACATTAATAATGTTCCCATCGACTTGCATGTACCCGCACGAAGTAGCAGAAGTCACCTCTGGAGTTAGGTACACATACTCTATGTTTATGGCTAGCGCTTCTGTAGTTCAAGCTTTTATGGAAATGTACGCTCTGGTGACGCTAAACGAAGACAGAAAAAACGGCAAATAAAGTACGCTGTCAATTAGGAATTTGTACCGCTACTTAGGTATAGTAGTAAAGACAGCAGCTATACAGCAAAACGGAGTAAAAATGGATTTTCAATACATAGGAGATCAAAAGTTTGGAATTATTCTTTATAAGAATGCTTTACCAAAAGAACTGCGACTTCCCGAAAGACTAGAAGAAACAATAGGTAATAGCACAACCGCACCGTTTATGTGGATGGAAGCTCTTGTCGGCGATGCGCAAAAAATGCCCGAGTACCGTGATTGCGTAGACTGCAAGATGGGTCCTACGCATATTCAACATCTTCCTCCGCAGTTTTCTGAAATGAAAAACATTTACAATGACACAGTACTTCGCCTAACTGAGTGCTTGCGCGATTACGAGTCTCGGTACAACATAAAAATGGATTTTATGGAAGCGATTAACTACGTCCGCTACCATACTGGGCAACATTTCGCTGTGCATACAGATCATGGATTTTCATATAACTGTACTGTTTCTTCAATAATGTATCTAAATGACGGCTATGAGGGTGGCGAACTGTACTTCCCATTCTTAGACATCACGGTTGTGCCAGAGTACGGAGACATTGTGTTTTTCCCGTCAACTTACATTTACGCACATGCTGCAAAAGCAGTCACTAGCGGTACAAAGTACGCCGCGGTGACTATGTTTGACTATAACGATAGAACGCATAAGCAGGGCTATGGAGAAAATATTGACGGCACTAAAGCCACGGAAGGCGCTGGACTGCCAACATATGGTAGCCAGCAAAACGCTGATGGAAGATTTTTAGCGCAATGAAAGTGCGCCTCACAAGAAACCACCAGTCTGCGCCACGCATTGCGCAGTCTCGCGTTAAGCGCGATTGGATGGATGAAACGTACAACAAGCACGCGTACCAGTGCATGCCTATGACTGCCGCTAATACAAACGGCTGGGAGTTGATTCTTGAAGAAGATCTTGTTGTCCAATGGGACGGCGGCAACAACCCTGTCACAGTAGTTAGTGGAGGCGAACAAAACGGGCGTCAAGTAGCATTTCCTTCTATTATTGGGATCATCTCAATTGGGATGGGTTGGACAGTCAATACTGAAGAAGGCTATGCAACGTGGCTTACCGGGTCTCCTAATTACTTCGTCGACGGCGCTGTTCCGCTTGCCGCGGCTATTCCCAGTTCATGGTGGCCAGATGAAGTGCAAATGAACTGGAAGATTACTAAAATAGGCGAACCAGTGACCTTTCCAGCGGGGTCGCCATTTTGTTTTTTTACCATCTACAAAGAAGATCTACTGCCATCTGTTGAGTTTGAAGTGTCTAACCTATGGGATAAGCCAGAGCTTATTGAAGCCAGGGTCAAGTACAGCAACGTAAAAATGAAAAATAACGCTGACAACCCGTGGACATGGACTAAGGGAATTAAAACTGGCGTAGATGCTGATGGCAATAAGATAGGTCCAGGATTTACTGGAATAAATAAGCTCAACTCTCCGCATATGTGATAAGATAGCAAAGTACTAGCTCACCTCAACAAGAATTGGACATATGAATATGAAGTTTACTGTAACTCTAACTAATGAAGAAAAAAAGGCAATTTACAGTCGTGCCGTACTAGACTGTGAAAGACATCTCATTACTGCGCTTATCGCCGAAGGACATGATCCCGATACTTTCGATGAGGCAACATTTGTTCCGGCGGAGACTCTTGGTGATGAATTTATTGCAAGGAATCTAACGCAACTTGCTCGCCTTAAAGCCAATGTCGCAGATCTAGGATAATAAGAACTGCCATGGCACTTTCAACAGCCCAAATAGAAAAAGCTAAAGTAAAAGCGTTAGACTACCTCGAGTTTTCAATATTCTCAATGGCTTTACTATTAAACGTCGATCTTGAGACTTTAGACGAGACATTTGTAAATCCAGCAGATAAAGACACACAACTGGACCTATGGAGTGCATACGAGTCGCTCATTGTTCAAGTAAAGTCGCACGCAAAGTTAGTAGACTAATTATGAAAATTACTCCTAAGGTGCCTAAAAAAATTCCACTTCTCGAGGCCGCATTTAAGACTGGTAAGTATCAAATTTGTCCGGACGTCAGTTTTGCCCACCCGCGTATTGTTGAGCCAACGCACAACCCAGACCGTGACAATCAAGTTGCTCGTTGGGTGCCAGAGCAGTTTTCTTACCAAATGCCAGACGGTGGTACATTTTTTTGCGATCTCTTGCAAAATGGCGACCCAAAAACACCATGGGACACGACTCAAGCAGATGAGTTAACAGAAGAAGACTTTTAATGAAAAGAACAAGAATAACTGCGGGCGAAAACTTGTATGACGCGACAAAAGATCTTGAGAGAACAGAAGGAAAACTTTTAGAGCTTATGTACATCGCAGGACTTGATAACACGGACGTCGACACTGTTACAATTGACGAACTTATTGAAGCCCTTAGAAAAGGGTTTGTCTATACTTCTGCTGTTGGAAATTCTTATAACGTTGGAGCTACTGCCTTTCTTAGACAAGAAAACTTTCATTTAGTTATCCAAGCTCGTAAATATTGGTGGTACCGCCAACTTGCAAAAGGAGCACTAAGCCGTGGATAACATAGTACTTAGAACAGCGACTGTTACGCGGCTGATTAGCAACACGCTTGCCACAAGTACCTTTGAAGAAGGAAAAACGTACCGCGAAGATTCATCTGCACGCGCGTTGGCAGAATACGCTACTTTTAATATTGACAGACGGACAGTTGCAATCGGTGGCAGTGAAGAAATCTGGCTATTTGATTTGATGAAAGAAATGGACCCTTCGTGGTACGAAATGATCAACTCAGTGCAGACAATAACTGAAATGGCCTTTTTAATGAAAAATCCTCGTAAAATTCTTTCATTTTGTGCATGCATTCCGTCTACTATGTGTTTATGGCTATCAAATATGGCCGATCCAGAAACTGAATTGACATTTGTCAATAACCCGATGCTTGACGCGTACGAGCAGCACATGATACCTGTCAGTGACACTCACACATATTCAAAGTATTCAGTAATTGATTATGATGACTTGGAAAATGGTATTGAAGACAAGTATGATTTTATTGCAGCTATGGCGTGGGACATTGTAAGCGATCCAGATTTGCAACGCCAAGCTGTCGATGCACTTGCGCCGGGTGGTATTTTATGTGTTGCTCTTACAAATAATGGAGGCAAGCTGTACACAGACTCGTATCATGCGCATCCATACACTGAATTTCATGAGAATCTTGGGAAGATGGACGGGCATACATACCATATTCCGGCCTTGTACGCGCACACACTATTCATAAAGAACTAATACTTATCGGCAGCAATGCCGTTGACTGGTTAACGAGTGCCGCAAAAAAACTATCTTCAACGTCTGACATTAGTGCGCCAGTTGCGTTCTTTGATGCTGTTTTAATGTATAATTTGCATTGGCATGGACACTAAGACGCTTCTTTCTAATTTACAAGTAGTAGATGAATACATACCGAAGAATGATGTCAAAGTTCTTCTTGATTTCTGTGAATCATTTCACGAGTGGGACAACGGGTATGATAGATGTCCTGATCTTTCAAGCGTTGACATTGATGGCAAATACCGATACGATATTGAAGAAATGCATATAGCGCAAAACCATAGCTATTTGCACCCTCTTGTTCTTAAGTACCAAAAAAAGATAGAAGAGTACGCGAGTGCTGTATACGGAAGATCTCTTACTACGTACCACAATATGCATCTTCGCAAGTATTTTGAAGGCGACAAGTTCGACGAGCACTTTGACTCTGAAGGAAAAGACGAAGGCAAGATTCAACGACTGCCAGGATACAGCTCTTCTGACAAAGTTCCGGCAGCGCTAATAGAAATTGCAGTTAACATGTATCTAAACGATGATTATTCTGGTGGAGAAATCTACTTTCCAGATCACGATGTGTCAATAAAACCAAAACCAGGGCAACTTATAATGTTTCCAGGTGGGCACGAGTTTAAGCACGGAGTCCGCACAGTAACTAGCGGCAGCAGGTACACTATGGCTTCGTTTTTGACAACACCTAAGCTACTAATGCTGCACGCGGCAGCGTACAACGGAGCAGCCAGTGAGTAGCGCACATCATCTAGGCGGAGGGACTGTAGTATTCCGCAACGCAATCACAGTTCCGCAAAATACAATTATCCCGTATCTTGAAGAACTAAAAGAACAGTCACGCAGCGAAATGTTTACTATCGTCAAAGATGAAGACGGCAATCCACTGCATGCTCTTAATCAAGGTGGGTTTATCTACGATCTTGAAAAGATCAATCGCGCTCCGGTTCGAATGATGAACCTTACGCATCCGTTTTTCCAAGAGTGTGAGAATGCTTTGTATGACGCGCTTTTGCAGTACATTGAAATGTTTCCTGCAGTTCTTCAGTCTCTGTGGTGGAGAAGTGAGGGCCACATTCTTGCGTATGACAAAGGCGCTGCTCTAGGATTTCATTCAGACAACGACGTCAACTACCGCTACGGTGCAGTTCCGCCTACAGAGCACGCAACACGGAATGTGCTAAGCGCGTTGATCTATTTCAATGACTGCATTGATGAAGGCGAAGAAGAGACTCAGTATTCTTTTTCTGGCGGCCACATGAGTGTTCCGTACTTTAATGCGGACATCAAACCGCGCACGGGGGACATTTGCATGATGCCAGCAAACTACATCGGTGCTCACGAGATTGCAGAAGTCACGCGAGGCACTAGATACTCATATCTTGGGTGGTTTGCGCAGGGATCAGAAGACGCCAATAAAGGAGTAAATCCTCAGCATGAGAAAATGTCTGAATCGATTGGCGGACAATACTGGATGAAAACAATTATTGAAGACTATGAAAAGTATATCTATGACAAATATCCGGACAATGCTACTAGGCCTTCGCATCTTCTTGCAGTGTCTAATAGACAGAAGGACCACGTGTGATGCAAAATAACAACGTAGAAGCTCAACATCTTGGCGGCGGAGTTGTCTTATTTAAGAACGCTCTTAAGTGGGACTGGGACAAAGTAATAGATCTCGCTGAAGAAATATGTGCAAGAGAGCACAGCAGTATGTATACTGAGTCTGTCGATCCCGAAACTGGAGAATTTGCTTATCTTAATCGAAGTGGTTTTTACTTTAGACCGGAGTCTGTTGATGAAATGCCGCGCCGTGGGTCTCGTATTCATCAAGACGATAGACCAGAGGTTGTTGAATTTTTGACTTTTCTAGAAGAAGCTAGAGATTCTTATTTGATGAAGTACATGGAAATGTTTCCTATTGCGTTCAAAACGATTTGGTGGAAAATTAAAGGTCATATAGTTTCATACAAACCTGGCGGGTATCTAGGCCCACATTCAGACACCAGCTCTGACTGGGCTTACGGAGTTCACGAGCCTAAGGATCAGCTCGCAACTCGGACAACTGTAGCTTCGCTTATTTACTTTAATAGCTCAGTTGACACTGAAAAAGAATTAGACGGATCAAACTTCACAGCTGGGCATCATTACTTTAACTACCTTGATATTTTAGTCAAACCAGAACGTGGCGATCTTTTAATGTTCCCGTCAAACTATATGGGAGCGCACGAAGTGCAGCCTGTCGGCGCAGGAATTAGGTACTCATATCTTGGTTGGTACTCGCACGGCACGCCAAATCCAGCAGTAAGTGAAAGTGTTACAGACCCTCTTACTGAGCCAGAGCTTGCGAAAATCGCAACTAACGTGTACATGCCGTATCTTAAGCGTGACTTCGTGGCACACTTAAAGAGCAAAGGTATGACTAGCGTAGACATCCCTGGCTTTACTTTTGGAGATGAGCAATGAACATCAACCACTTAGGCAACGGCATTGTTCTTTTTGAGAATGCGTTAGACGTTGACGACGATTTAGTGTCTTCATATATGTCGTACTTGCAATCAACAAACAAAGAAGTGCACTTTTTTAACACAGACGATTCTTCTGAAGTTGTAAATACTTCAGGCTACAAGTTTGACAAGAATGAAGTAAATCTAGCACCTGACAGATTTATAAGAACTGTGACGAACAGTACTCCAAAAGAATTCGTTGATCTTGTACAGCGCTACGAGGATGTTCTATACTTATGCTTAGTTGAGTACTGCAAGATTTTTCCTGTCGCTGTTGAGGCGATAACATGGAGATCGCGTGGAAGTATAGCAACGTACAAGAATGGCCAGCATATTGGGTGCCACTCAGACTCGTCCGTTCCGTGCGTGATTGGCGAAATGCCGTCTAATCAAATTGCGTTACACACGACACTCACTGCAAGCCTTGTCATGAACAGCGATTTTGTAGGTGGAGAAATTGGATTTAGAGCTTGGGGAACGGTGGTTGACGTAGGAGCTGGAAGCATTCTGTATTACCCGTCTACGTACGTTGGCGCTCACGAGGTTCTTCCAGTTACTTCTGGAGAACGAATTGTGTATCTACAAAGATTCTGTCATGGTCATCCAGGAATTGGAATGCCAGGTGTGCATGACGACAACTTGATGAGTGGTAACCAATGGCTGCCTTCTCTAAGAGACGACGTTGGACTGGGTAATATGTATCAAGAAATAGTGAACAAATACAGTGGTCAATGAAGCCGTGGATTATAAGTAAGGATATAATATGAGCATGGAATCAACTAAATACGAGTCGGTGTATGACATTCCGCTTGCAAGCGCGGATGGAGAAGAAAACTTCCTAGCGCAGTATCGTGGCAGAGTTACACTATTTGCTAATACAACAGGCGACTGCGGAAATGCTCCACAATTTGGAATCATCGAGCAACTCTACCAAGACTACAAAGACCGTGGATTTCAAGTTGTAGCAGTTCCTACGAATGACTATTGCGGATTCGGCGTAACATATGGTATCTACGAAGACGGTATTCGTGATGCCAAAACGTCTGAAGATTTCGGCAGAGAAAAATACGGAGTAACGTATCCGTTTACTGAGTTAGTAACTTCGCGAGAAGACCGTGATGAAGAAACTGACGGAAGAAAGATCCACGATCTCTACAACTTCTTAAATCCAGACGGTGAAAAAGCTCCCATTAACGGAAACTTTGAAAAGTTTATTGTTGACAAGCACGGTAAAAGAATTGCGCGACTTGCTAATGGAATTCTCTTAAACTATGCGCATGAAAGTGGCTACTGTGATCCACCAGAAGTAGAGCTTGAGCGTCTTCGTAAAATAATTGAAGCCGCACTTGACGAAGAATACACAGAAACACAAACACAAGGATAAATGATGCAAATCGAAGTTCAAAAAGTAATCAATGACATTCTCGAGCAGAACAAAAATCTTGTTCTTCAACTCTCAATTGCACGAGTAACAGTGTCTGAGCTCGAAAAGATGGTTATCAATCTTGGAGGAAGTCCTGAGGATCTTCCTCTTCCGGACCCTCAAGTTCAACCACAGGAATAGTTTTCCTACCGCCAGATTTTTTACTGGCATGATACGCAGTTACTGCATTAGCACTTGTGCGGCTTCTCCATGTAAACTCACATGTTTCACATGACACTAGTTTCATTGTTTTCCAACGGCCACCTTCAGGTGAGTCTGCAACGATTACTTTTAGCTTACTAGGCCTTCCACTACAGCCTGGGCAGTTTGGAAATCTTTGTCTGCGAATTTCCTGCCCAGTGTGAGACACCGAAAGTGCACGACGAATTTCGCCTTCGTCTTTGCCACCCCATACGCCGTGAATTTGCTTTGTTTCTAGCGCCCACTTAAGGCACCGCAAGCGGACAGGACAAGTAAAACAAATGTTCCTGGCCGCATACTTTTCTTCTGGCACATTTGAGAAAAAGTACTTTGCAATCTTTTTATTTTGAGGCAATGCGCAGGCAGCATTGTCTTGCCAGTCTACATCACTAAGTGGCTTCTTTGTCACAGGGCAACCAAAGTGATCTCAAGAATAGTGTCTACATAGTCACCTTCACGGGTCTCTCCGCTAGAGTCACATACAGTAAAGTCCATGTCACCGTCAACTTCTCCAGCGTAGACATAGAGTGACTCTCTACCGTCAAGCATTCTAAATCCGTCACCAAGCGACACGGCAGAGCCGTCTCTTTGAAGAGCAGAAGCAAGAGCTCTACGAACAACTTCATGCTCTAGATCTACGTGATCTACTGTAAAAAACAGCAGCGTAGAGTCAGATAGATCTTCGTGTCCACATCCGGTCCATTCTGACCAGAGACATTCTCCTACGCGCGAGTCTTTCATGCTGAAGATAATTGTATACTGTCACCAGATGATTTCTGGTCACTTTTGGCCGCTTATGCGCAGTTTATCACGCAGTATTGTTGCGCGTGAGAGAAGGCTTCTGGAGGGCCGCTACGGGTTTTGTACGTACCCATCTTGATGTGGCCAAACGTATTCGTAATCTAAAGGCGCAATGCCGGTATCTTCAGCCCAATTAAACTTTTTATACCAGTCATAATTCTTACAAAGTAGCGCTGTTCTGTGGGTAGAGCACATTCTTTCATAATAGTCTTTGTCAAGCATCCAACTCGGGATGATTAGCTCCTCAGACACGCGGCCAAGCTCGAGAGCTTTATCGTAAGTCCTTTGGGTTTTTTCAAGCAAAGTTGACTTGTAGCCACGAGAGATCCACTCGTAATAAGTTGCTGAAATGTATGACACTAGAAGTGTTTCGTGGCCGCGCCACATACGAGCCACTGGGTGGTTGTACCAGCCTTTAGGTTCTCTGTGGTTGCCTTCTGGATTCAATTTGACATTGGTTAATAGACACTGCCAAGCCTCCAGTGTTTGCTTGTGCAGACGCTTGTTGTCTATATGAGAAGCCGTTTCTTCAAATGAATACGGTGATGTAAGAAATGATTGCATGATGCCGTCCTTGTGTCGTTAAGTACACTATAACACATGCACCCGCAAGATTCTTAGATTCTAGACTTCTGGGTACCAAGTCCGCTTAACGAAGTGACGGCTGAAGCCTTTGTCAGTGTGAAGCAAGTACTCGCGATCACCGATAAGTTCTCCTTGAGGACCAGCAGGCTGACCTTGAAGAGCTGCCATTGCCATGTCGCCAATCCACTTACCTGCCTGAGCGGCTACTGCCTTACCCCAAGTAGATTGCAGTGCAGAGTATCCGCGTGCTTCTGAGAATTCCCAATCGTCGGGAAGACCTTGCATACGAGCAGCCTCTCTATGAGTAATTAAACGAGGCTGTGTCGGGTGAACAACATGGTCAAGGCATGAGCCAGTCAGCACATTGCACCATGAGTTTGCAGGCCAACGAGCAGGCTGTGAGAAACCAAGATCAAAATCTTTTCCTCTGATCTTTTCTGCTACACCAGCCCATGACTGTGGGAAAGTGTCGTTGTTCTGAGCAACAGCATTGCGAAGCGCCTTACTTAAATTCTCTCTGCCTGACCAGCCACCATTACCGAGAATGTCAAATACTTCTGAGATTCTTTGAGCATGGACGTTTGACTTTGCAATGTGTCCGTCGACAAGACCATCTTTGCGAACAAGATCCTTAACGTACTTGCTTGGAGTCTTTTTGATCTTTTGTGGATCCCATGACATTTCTAAATCTTCTAGATCGCCGATGATGTCCATGATAGTTGGCATTTCTTCAGGCGCTGTTACTGATGCACCAAAGTTAAGACCTTCTTCAGCAGCAACCCAGAAGTAACGAGGACGGTATGAGAATCCGCCAACTTGGAGGTTGTTCATCATTACGTGATAGAGGTCGTACTTTTTATTAGACAACGACTCAACAAGGTCACGATACTTGACCATTGCATCACGTCCTTGAGTGTATGCCTGCTGAACACATTCAAAGATAATAAGCTTAGGTTGAACCTTAGCCGCATACCGCATAAACGCGCGCGTGTGTTCGTGTGCTGCTGCGTCGGGGCCGCGATTAGCAGGACCGGACCATACAGACCAACCAGAACATGGCGGACAACCGACAACTACATCTGCTTGCTGTACTGGCCACTCTGACTCATCATCGGAAAAGAAAGAACTCCAGTTGTCACCGAGGTGATGCCTGTTGAGTTCAGCAATAGGATTGCCAAAGTTTAGCGTTCCTGTGCGAAGCCGCATTTCCATGCCTGACTGAACAAAGCCATAGCTCATAAATCCAGCGAGGCCGTTGCAGTCGATAAATGTTTTCTTAGACATAGTGAGTATCCTCTATCATTCGTTATGCTTTAGTAAAACTTATCACGTCTCATTGAGAAACCGTGACCGCTATTTACTATCTAGTAGGCCAACTTCAAATCCACAGCCGGCGTATCCAGCAATGTCTGTCCACGTATCTGGTTGAAATCCAGATTTTGAGGCGTATCTAGCAACCTTCACTGCAACCATAGCCATAGCAACATCTTCTTTAGTAACTGGGATTCCAAAGATCACAGACCAGATTTGTGCAATACGATTAAAGTTGTTCTCTGGTCCGCCGTACTGCTTGTCGCGGTCACCAGAAATAATGCGTGCAGCGTCTTCAAGACACTCTTGGCGTGGAAGTTTCTTACTCACTGTCATCTTCAATCTTCATTCTTACTGCAACAGTGGCTTTGTAGTGATCTACTTCATACGGTCTAATAATGAACTCAGCATCAAAAGGCAGAGGCTCGTCTTCTACATTCATAAACTCTTGCCATGACTCATTAGCCTTATGGCGAAGTTCATCAATAGTAGAACCAATTACTTCAAACTCAATACTGACTCGCATTAGCGAATTCTTTTCTCAAGAAGATATGGCGTATAGTGAGTGCCGTCTAAGAATGGCTCTTTACCATCTGTAGAACGTATGACTACATCACCGTATCTAATAGCTGTAATCTTTCCGCGTCGCCCATTGTGAATTACACCAAGTGAGCCGTCATACGCATCTTGCTTGACACGAACTTCATCGGCAACTTTTAGAAATCCCGGCTGAGCTGGGACCCATACTTCATCAGGATTATCGTCGATGAGAGCATGCGTAAGAGCTAACTTACTAAATAGCTCTACTGCTTCTTTTGAAGCGGCAACAGATAAACCAGCACCGTCCCATGTTTCCAAAAGTTTAAGTACCATCTTACCGGCACCTACTTTTACTTTTGCTTGATCCATCTGAGCGCGAACCCAATCAAAATCTACTTCAGGCATTATTTTTCCTTTCGGGACATTGTGATTCTTTACACGATGATACGTCGTAGTCGTCCAGTGCTCTAAAGCATGCAGTACACTTAACACCCTCATCGAGAACTTTGTAGCCAGCCTTTTGCCTATTGGCATTGACTTGCATTTTCGCGAGATACTCGGCGTCAAGTTCCTCGTCAGTAGCACCAGCAGCGCATAGAATGTTAGCAACAAAATGGAGAACATCGACACATTCTTTAAGAATTTCTTTGCGGTCTGCGTACGGTTCATCGTGTTGCCAAGGCTTCCATGAGATTGCTTTACGAACTTCTGCAAGTTCGTCATCGATTGCGAGCATATTCCATCGGATGTACTCAATTAGATAATTAAGATCTTCTGGATCGCTGCCGTGAAGTTTGCCGTAATCGACTTTGTAAACATTCTTTTGAAGTTCACTAGTCTTTCCTAGCCAATTATTAAATAGTGTATTCATGTCATTTACCGACTAACTGTTGTATATGTGTAAGTGTGTCTTGCTCATTAGCTATATTACTAATGTATTGTTCTTTTTGCGTAACAGACAGCTCGTAATGATCTATCTGAGACATTTCTTCAATTCCTGCTGCTATATGATTCCATGCATCGCCAATCTTGCTACTAGAGATCCAATCAGTTGCAATGGGAGTTCCTGCGTTAAGAGCATGAACGTATGTTGGAGACCACCAAGTGGTCTTATCTGTGTGAGGACCAATCAGTGCACCTAAGCTTGTGACTAGTGCGCCAAAGATGTCTTCATCAGTGCGAAGCTTATTCTTCTTAATAGATGAACATGGAAGAGTCAAAGACGCCTCCGTGTTCTTCATCCATCGTGTACTGTCATTCTCTGTAATCCATCGGCGGACCCTATTAGTCTTAAAGGCTGTATCAGCAATGCTAAAAGAGTCAGTGCTGATACCGGCCATTGACTTAAGTGCGTTAACTGGTACACCAGGTACGCTCATGGTGTCATCTGCCCACGGTAAGCGTGGATAGACAGTACTTGGCCAATCTTTATTAAGAAGAACGGACGCACCACGAAGCACGTGCTCTCTACGAGCGTCAGACTTTATAACTGCGCTGTACCCTTTTCTTCTTGAATAGAACGGCTTAATCAATTTTGTGCCGTCCTTTTCAATCGCTCTTAAGTTAGCAAATATCTTCCACGGTTCTGGGCCATCGATAAATAAACCTAGCTTTTCATTGTCAGCAAGCGTAGCTATAGTTGACAAAGCTCCGTATGTAGAGTTTGATGTTACACTGAGTGCTGGCGCAACACCGACAAAGACTTTAGAATATTCTTCAAGAAAGAATGAGTTCCACTCCACAGACGGTTCTGCAAAGTGGACTTCATACTCTAGACGCTCTAAGCACTTAGCAAGTGATCCGGCAAACGACAGTGAACGATTAGCTACTGCGGATGAATGCTGTTGTGCAGTCATTCCAGTGACTAATACTTTTTTCTTCACTGCTATTTGACCTCTGCTAATGCTCGGTGAACTGCACTCATAACTGTTTCAATAAGTTGTTCCTTAGTTGCCTGAGCCGCAAAGAACGTATCGTGCTGAGCATCTGCAAGCTCTCTTAACTGTGAGCCATTCATTGCTTCTACTTCAGAGGCTTTAACCAAGAATGGTCCGCCAAGCGGAGCAACTTCTGCTGGATCAGCAAGCATGATTGATCGTGTGCGTGCAGTATACACAAAGCGGTTACGCCACCAGCCACTGCCGGCATGCGGATACTTTGGCGACAAGACGCCCCACGAGTTTGCGTAACGTTCTACAAGTTCGCGCTCTGTAAGTTTGGTATCTGCTTTACTTGCGCGACCGCCAATGTATTCAACAGGCCATGACAGACCCATCTTTTCTAACCACTTGTGCTGATCAGACAACACTCCAAGAATCCACTGCTTTGATCGAATGTCGTCACTTGGAATAGGTGTATTGAATTCTTCAGCATATGGGCTGAGGTCTGCATAGCACCACTCGCGTGATGTAAGTGTATGTGTAACCTTTGAACCGTCACCCCAAGTAAACTTAGGAACAAGTGTAATCGGCCAAGGGTTGTGCAATAGCGCTTGCGCTACTGGAAAGATTTTGTCTACGTTTGCTCGTGCCCACGGGAGATCAGCACGTGCCGACCCAAGACTTTCACGAACGAGTCTATTGCTATCTTTGTTAATAGTCTTCAAACTTGTAATCAAGTTGTGCGTCTGCCAATCATCGATGTAAAACATCAAACCGCAGCCGTTTTCTTTTGCGCGCGCAACAACATCAAGTGCGCCGTACGCGTATGTTGATCCGAGTGCAGACAGAGAAATCTGCCCACAGAGAATCAAATCGTAGCCTGAGATATCCTCATCAGGCATTGCTCTACGATGATCAACTTCACAGCCGCCGTCACGTAGTACTTCGGCAAACAAGTCTGCAACTGAGCCATACTTGACTAGTTTTCTTTGAGATCCGATGTGTTGAGCCGTGTAGCCGGTCATTAGAATTTTAATTGCCATGGTTCCTCTCCTATGGTCTAAGTAAATGAGCGGGCATCAATTACGACACCCGCTCATTCATATTACTAGATTCGCGTTCTGAAAATCAGAACGGAGATGCTGGCGCTGCTGCTGGTGCTTCTGCTACTGGAGCCGGTGCTGGAGCGGGCGCAGGTGCTGGAGCTGGAGCTGGAGCTGGAGCGGGCGCAGGTGCAGCTGCAACTGGTGCTGCAACTGGTGCTGCAGTACCTACAACGCTGTAGTACGCCTTGATCTCATTCTTCTTTTGGCCCTGCCAAGTGCGTGATCCAACCTGCGCACGAACATTGCGACCCTGAAGTGCTTGTTCAATTTGTGCATTGCTTGGGCTTGTTGCGAAGAACTCACGGCCGAGACCAAGTGAGTTCATCTTGCGGAAGAAGATTCCGAGTGCTGTTGGATTGTCAGTTGAAACAACGAGGTTGTCCCAAACAAGACGCTTTGCATGAGCACCGGTTTGAACCTGAGCCTTAATTGCAAACATTGTCTTACCTGACTGAGATACCTTTGCGGTAGCTTCAACAACCGTGAGGTCGTAGTCGCCGTCCGGAAGTGGATCATAGCTGCCGACATCACCGGCGTCTTTTACTAGGTCTCCCCAGTTGAGTGTACTCATAATGTGTACCTTGTCTTTCTTGTGTTATTTGTTGTTGGTGGATGTTGTTGGTTCAGGTCGTGGACCAAATACTATGTCAAGCATGCGTTCAATACTTAGATCGCCTTGCTCAACTATTTTGCCGAGTCTACCTTGAACACGTTCGCCAGCTTCATACTGGTTCGTGCGCTCAACGTACATTCGGCGTGCCTTGAATGGTCCCTGCGTCGGATCTCCACTTGGGAACTCCTCAACAGTGATTGCTCCAAGAATATCGTAGAAGTAGGGCGCCTGAATTGCAAGTTGACCTTGCAAGTAAGGACGAGCTCTACCGTCTTGACTCGAGCGAGCCATTGCAGTAAGTACAACGGCTTCGAGTGGATTAGTTGCGTGCATCGTAAGATCTCGCAAATCGCGTAGCAACGCACCCATGTGACGAAGAAGTTCGCCCCATTGCTGCATTTGCATTTGATTTGTACCAGCAATGTTATCCATGCATTTAACTTGAAGCTCAGATACCGAGTCAATAATTAAAGACTTGAACTGGTGCTTTCCAAGTTGTAGCCACTGGTACGCTTTGAGCACCGTGTCGTATTCGGTAACATTGACGACACATGTGTCCCATGTTCCGTCTGCGATAGGTGGCTCCTCTCGTAGTGGGTCCCAATACTTAACGACGATAGGGAGGAACCTGTGTCCACCTTCGACGTCAAGCATGAGACGGGGGTATGGTGCTGTGACGGCAAACGTTGATTTACCGACCTTTGATTCGCCATAGACCATCATGGTCAAAGAGCGTTGTACATTGGACATTGTCACTCACTTCCTTTCATCTCTGTTGTTGGTTTGTAGTAGCCATACGGGTCGTCGACTACATACATCTCGCTAATTGCTTGTTCAGCGGCGCTGCCGTCGTCAAACAGTGGGCAAATAGCAAAGAACTGGCACTTCCACTTGCAATCTCTGCTTGGTCTTGGATACACGACATAGTGGTGATCTCCACCTTCATTAAGAGCTTTTCGGACGGTAAGCATATCGGCAACAGTTCCATGAATACGTGACCAAAAAGACCTAAGTGCAAAAGTGTTATGACGCACTTCCATCTGCTCATAGAATGGCGGCTTAGCATTTGCTGTACGCTTAACTTTCTTAAGCATTGTAAAGATGCCACCATCAGAGCGCTCGCCTTCTTTGTTCTGCGCCGCTTCTAAAAGCATATAAGTAAGGATTTGCTCATTCATATGAGCAAGACTTGCGAACTCAGTAAATGATCCACCGACAGTCTTAAAGTCGCGGAACATACGGACACCGTCGCCCTTGCGACGAACTCGCATGTCTAACTTACCTTGAAGCTCTACTTCACCTTCAAACATAGGCATTGAGATAATTTCTTCTGTTGAGATCATTTCAAGTTCGGCATCAATACCGTTCTCGTTTACCCAATCGAGATATCCTTCAAGCATAATGCGACCAAGTTCTGCTTCGCTATCAAGATCACTTGTATCGCGATAGCTGTCAATGAGTATTTGTTTGTCGATTTGCACTAGCTGAGAGTGAGCCTCTAGAAGTGGAGTCTCAGTTGAGTAGTAAAGATCCAATGCACCGTGAATTCTAGAACCGAGCGCCAATGCGCCAGTCATATTCTGACTTTGAGGTTGAAGACGACGGTAGTAAGTAAGCCACCACTTACGGCGACAGTCCTTAAATGTCTGAATCTCTGAGTTAGATATTTTGATTGGCCCAGTACGTATTTCTACTGGTACCGCTAGTTCCTGTGTTTCAAACAAACTCATAATGTCCCTGCCTTGTCGTCTCTGAGCATTTTTGCTAGTTGAGCTTTATCGCGAACAATTTGTTCAAAATTGTCTGCTTTGCTATCGAGTACTTGAATTACTCGTTCTTCAATAGTTCCTTCGGTGACGTAGTCCATAATGACAATGCTGTCATGGATTTCGCTACCAATACGATGCACACGGTCAAGTGCTTGTTTGTAATCAACAAGCGACCATGGACGTTGAAGCATGACAAGACGTCGTGCGGCTGTAAGTGTAATACCGACACCACCTGCTTGAGCAGTAAACAGGATCCACTTAATTTTTCCAGACTGGAAGTCATCAACGGCTTTCTGTCGCTCATCTTCGTCCTGTGCGCCAGTAATTAACCCATGAGGAATCTTTGCCTTTATCATTGCGGCACTTAGTAAGTCAATCAATTGGCGAGACACTGCGCAGACCGCAACCGAGTCGTCTCCAAAGTCACCACTTGAGATATCGTCCATGAGAGCATCTACCTTGCACGAAGGTTCAGCAAGAAGAGCTTTCATTTCGCCAGTCATCTCATCGACATCTATTTCAGCGTATGAACTAGAGAATTGAAGAAGTCTAGTCGTCTGCGTAAGCGGACTCGGTGCTGTGAGAGCTTCACCGCCATCAAGTTCAGCAATCATTAGATCACGCATTTGCTTGTATGCCTTTGCCTGCTTCGTTGACATCTCAACATCACGGCGTTCTTTCATAACTGGTGGAAGCCATGGAAGTACGCGTGCTTTAAGCATTCGGCGCATACGAGGGTGTACAGCTGCGTAGAATTCATCGTTCATGTGAGGCTTTACGCCAATTACAAGCATTCCGCCAAAGGCATTCAGCATTGTGTCTACCATGCGATCAATCCAGCGTGTCTTACTTGGCCACTCAGTTGGCGACAGCCAGTGAAGAATAGACCAAAGATCGAGAACATTGTTAGCAATTGGCGTACCAGTTAGTGCATAACGAATATCAGCATCACCAGTCGCTGCCCAGAGAGCACGGGTCTGCTTTGATTTAGGTTCTTTAGAGCGATGGATTTCGTCTGCGACTACTGCTTTGAAATCAATTGTATTGAGTTCACGCACATGCACTTCGCAGCGATTCTCTGTTACTTTTTCATCATGGCCGCCGCACTGTGGACAGCGCGCCAAAGCTACAGAGCCGTAAGGAGCAAGTCGCGAATGAGAACGCAGGGATTCCCAGTTAATAACAAATACATCGGTGTCTTCTTCGAACTGCTTGCGCCGCTGTGCTGCCGAGCCTGTAATAACAGTTACCCGAACATCAGGCCACCACATTCCAAACTCACGCTTCCAGTTTTTCTTAAGCGTGTTTGGGCAAACAATAAGAGCAGGGAATACTTGCTCGGTCTCTTTTAACTTCTTAAGAGCGCGGATAGTCTGTGCTGTCTTTCCAAGACCAGGCTCGTCAGCAAGAAGAGCTCTGCGAGCAGTGGCAAGGAAGGCTACACCAGCACGCTGATGAGGGAATAGATCTTGATCGCCTTCAGCGTCTTCCAAGTCTCTAAGCTCATTGGCTGGAGTAACTCGTGTAACCAATTCGTTTTGTGCCCAATCAGCAAGACCTGGTCCAATCTGAAGAGCGTCCTTAAAAGTGGAACGAAGAGCAAGACAAGTAGCCCAGCTTAATGGAGCTTTCCATCGTTGCTCTTTTGCAGACCATGCTGCGCCTGGGATACTCTTACAGAGTTCCTTAAAACGCCACTCCGTTGCGATAGTAATCGCGTCCTTTGTGTCGTTCACTTCTACTGCTACTGCCACTATTGGGCCTTTCGTTATCGTTGTGTCGTTTCATACTATACCAGGTACTAAGAGGAAATGTGCCAACTGTCAACAAATTCTTTCTTAGTACATTATAATTACTGCAGAAGTCGCATTGGCTTCCAGCCAGTTTTTACTAAACGAAGAAGACCATGGCGTACAGCGTCTAATGCGTGACCTTCGCCGCCTTTATGCCAGTATTCAAGTTTCTTTAGAGTTTCATTAGGGAACATTTTCTTGGCGTCAGATGGTGACTGAAAGATCAACTCATCTGGGTCAATACCACAATCAAGCATGATGTACTTGAGAACTCCAATTTGCTCAAGGCTAAATGGAGCTTGACTATTGCGGACCGTCTGCGCGTTAATGATGAATCGCTCACACACAATGTCAATCTTCATATTCATTGCTTGAGCATACTTGATTGTTTCGTAGATTGGAATGTGGTATTCACGGAGCTGATACTCTCCAGACTTTTCAAGAACAGGTTCTTGTCCGTCAGCAGTAGAAAAAGTACAAATGCCGCTGGCTTTTCCAGGGTCTACAGCAAGAATAATCTTATTTGTCATTAGTACTTGTCTCCCCAGTTCTCTAGTGGACCATCTACGTCTGCTGTTAGAGGAACTGCCCAGCCTTCTGTAGTTGTCATGCATTCTTTTACAATACGCTTGATTTCTTCAGCGTCCTTGCGAGGAGCATTGAGAACGATTTCGTCATGTACTGGCACAATAAGTAGCTCAGTAAGATCTGCTTGATCTAGTTTTACAAGATTACTCTTAAACACTTCAGCGGCACCGCCTTGAATTAAGTAGTTAACCAAAGTGTATACGCGATTATCATCACATGGGAGTCTACGACCTGTCCATGTATATACATAGCCTTGACCTTCAGCTCTAGTGCGTCGCATACCGACGTCTTCAATTTGCTTTTGGAAGAAAGCCATGCCAGGGAATCTGCTATCAAACGCGTCTGAAGTATGCTTCATCTGGACTTCATGAACGCCGGCTGTAAGTGCCTGCTTAGCAACACCAGCTCCGTACAGACGACCATAGACCATTGACTTAATAAGACCGCGTCGCTTGTCAGACTTTTGCATACTCGGGTCTTCGTATACTTCACGGCCAATCTCAGTAAATGGATCAGAGCCAGTAGCATCAGCAAGATTAAACAAGCCAATGAGGTTTGGATCTTGAGACAGACTGGCAAACATTCTAAACTCAACCTGATCAAGGTCGCTTGTTACGATTACGTGATCATCGTCTTTTGGAATAAACGCGCTGCGAACTACATTGTCTCCTTTAGGCAAAGTCTGAAGCGCTGGATTAGTAATTGACATACGACTAGTGCGAGCACCAAGAGTACGAACAGACGGATGAACTATGCCATTGCTTGACTCAGTGAGGAAGTTAGAGAAGTACGTATTGGCAAGTTTGTCTGCTTTGCGCTGCTTCAGTGCGACGTCTGCTAGGTTAGCAATTTCTTTATTCTCATCGAGCATCAGCATCTTAAGTTGATCTTTGGTGCAAGACTTTTGCCCTGTCGGAGTAAACTCAGTAATATTTGCACCAAGACTTTCAAACAAACGAACCAATTGCTGGTTGCTAGTTATAGATGTACCACCGTATGTTTGCTTTGCCCATGTCTTAACTGAGTCGCTATACGTAGTTAGCTCGTCAAACTTTCTCTGTGAGTAGTCAAGGTCAATGCGAGCGCCATTGAGTTCCATACGAGTAACAATTCGTCGTGTAGCCATCTCGAGTTCATATGGCCTGCTGTACGGTCCATCTGGCCCGCATTGCTTATAAAACATTTCCCATAGACGCGTCGTAAGAATACAGTCAAGTGCGCCATATGACCAATAAGGTTGGAAGTCAATAGGAACAGTTCCCCATGTCCAGCCATTCTTAGCAAGTTCAGTGTCAAGCGTTTCTTGTAATGCAACAGCGCGACTGTCAACATGTAGTGCAGCAAGACGCTTGAGAGCGCCGGACCCAAGTGGATCAATAATGTGTGCCATGATCATCGTGTCATGCGCACGATGCCAAGGAAGTTCCCAACGAGACTGCACTGCAAACCAGCGAGCTTCGAACGCAATGTTATGGCAGATGATAGGACCATCAAACTTATCCATCGCCTCGTAGAAGACACCTTTCCATTCGTCCCACGGAATAGACCAGCCCTGCTCGCCGTCGCCGACCTGAACTAAACGAAGACGACCGTGCCATGGAGAAAATGCATCTGTGCGCGGATTACCTGGAAGCTCTCCTGTTTCAGTATCAACTGATAGCGCATCGTACGGGCGACGTTGGCTTATCCAATGTAAAAAGTCATTTGCTTTCTGCGCGCTGTCAACTAAGTGAAGCTGCACTCCTGAAAGATCTGGTGTTGTCATGCGTGTGTCGTTTCTTCTAGCGTCTCTCTGTCAACAGAGGTTACAAGTATACCACACTGTCGAAGATATTGAATTGCGTCTTCAGGCTTGCGGTGTTTATCAGACTCGCCAATCTCGCAAACAACTCGTGCAATTCCAGAGTTTGATATGAGTTTAGCACACTGCATACATGGCGGACTTACTATGTATATAGTTCCGCCTTCGATACGTGAACGGTCAACATACAAAAGCGCATTAGCTTCTGCGTGGATTGACGGACACGCATCGTACATGTTATCTAGCGGTGCGATGCCTTGCGCACGCGGGCACCAGTTAATGCATTCGCCTTCTTGAGGAAGTGTTGCTGCTGGGCCATTGTAGCCAGTGGCAGCAATTCTCTGATCCTTAGAGATAATGACAGAACCCATCAGAGCTCTGGAGCATCGCGATCTCTTGCTAATAGTTCTAGCAACGTCAAGCCATACGCTATCCCACGAAGGCCGCGTGTCTGTCACTCGTCTTCTTCGTTTCTCTGCATTTCACCAACTGCTGTTGCCATTGTCTTGGCAATCAATTCCATTGCTTCAGTTCGTGTAAATCCTGCAGCGCGCAATTCGCTGTATAACTCATGCATTTGTATTGCCGCTGCGCGAAGCGGACTTGTGTAATTTTCATCGCCGCTCATTTGATTTCTCCTTTTAGAATGTTCTTATCGACAGCAGTACACATGGCTTCAGTAAACCATAGCTCACTCGCTGTAAGCTTGGACTTCAGAGATCTATTATCAACTGCGTCCATAGCTAAATGAGCAGATGATTCTACTTCACGCCATGTTCTGCCAGTAATATACGGCTGTTCTTCGACATTAGAAGTTTTTTTGAGTTTACCAGCGGCTTCATAATTATTCTCGTAAATGTGAAGAGATCCGACATGGTGAGCATATGTACCAGGCTCGATACCAAGTACAGAACACATAGCAAGTTGTACGCGAGTGAACTGAAAGAAGTCATATGCTGAGCCAAGCCATACATCGTTTGACCGCATATACACACTCATGTTGAGTTTGTTATTGCGAATGCGGAATTGGTGCATCACTGTACACGGGTAGTCTTTCTTACCTGGAAGACAATCAAGTTCTGGGTTCCATAAAGTGACTACACCTTGACGAGAGTCAGAGTCGTTACGAAGTCTGTCGATGACAACGTCGTACTGGCCGCGTGTTCTAGTTCCGTAAGATCCATGGAAGAATCCACTGTCTTCGGTGTAGTTAATGAACTGAGGACCGACAGCTACAACAAGCTTTGGCCTACTCATTCCAGACAAGATTTGGCATGCTTCAACAGCACCAATTCCAGAGACCGTGCCTCTGTTTACACCTACTGGGAGGGCCGCATAGATGTTATTGATATAAATTGTTACATCCTCAATCTCTCGTGTCTCCAGGCCTCTGGGTGCGGCTACAGAGCCATTATTAAGGACATGTTGAACAAGATCAACGTAGCCATTGACACCGTCCTCGAGCTCTAACATTTTCATATTTACGTCCATTATTGCTGTATCCTTTCGACCTTGGGATTGCCAAGAACTTTAATGAGGCTATTCAGCCTGTCAGAAGACATGTGATTCTGATTTACTATGCCAACATTTCGCCAGATGCTATCTGGTAGAGACTCAATGAGAGCTTCTTCTGGACTTCCTTCTGCTGGATAGCAAGGAAGAATAGTATCGCTACTATCCCAGCTACCGACATAAAGAATTGCAGGATCTGGAGAGCCAATATACTCGCTAAACTGAGCTAGCTTTTTAGCGTTATCGTGCACTTCTTCTGCTCTGTATATGACATGTTGAGCAAGCAAGTTAATACTGGCAGTGCTATCTGCACGGGGAGTTAGCTTACTAGTGAGACTGAGAACTTCTTGAGAAGTCTGCTCGTATAGGTCTACAATTTTCTCTAGCTCATCAAGATTTACAAAGTCGTCTCCACGAATCGCGACTCTGCTTTTGATTACATCTAACGGCTGATACAGCCAGAACTGCGCAATACCGCGTGATGCCATGAACCATTCTGTCCAGCGCCAACCTGCTACGCCGAGAAGACCAAAGGCGTCTTTGCAAGTGTGAGGACGTTTTAGTGGCGCGTATGTTGCTTCGCCCCAATGCCAGCGATCTGCGACAACAACTGCGATAAACCAATTGACTTTTTCAATTGACATTACCCAATCATTGAGGACCCAATGACGAGTCTCTTCTTCAGGGCGTCCCTTGTGAAAACGAGTAGTGTAGAACTCTGGATACTTGTCTGCTAATTGGCGAGCGACCTCATCTGCGAGAGAGCTTTTACCAGAGCCGTCGGAGCCTTCGATAACTATAAACATCTATAAGTCTTTCTGTCGTTGCTATGACTATAACACAGCGATCTTGAGATTTTATGATTTACGGAATAACTTCAATTTTGTAGATAGACTCAATGTTCTTGTCTACTGCCGCAGCCTGCTCGAGAAGTCTTTGAGCAACATTTGTCAAATATCTTGCGCCGCCGTTATCGTACTTATATAGAGCTTCAAGCACCGCGTTTGGATCATCACTTACTTGTGCCCAATGGCGATTCTTTTCTGGAAAGATCATGTCAGCTTCGAATGAAGGATTACAGACGTCGCAAGGGACAAATTGCTGCGCGCGATCTTTATCCACATCGTCAATAGAGACTTCCTGCAGGCCATAGCGCTTTACAAGATGACAGGCAGCACAATGATAAATTACAGAAATACCAATTCGTGAAAGTATATAAGATCCGTTCTCTGTCTTATAGAGTTCAAACTCAATCCAGCGTAGAGAGTCTTTACGATACGAGGAAGACTTTCCAAGAAGCTTACCATTAAACTGCAGAGTCCGTGAACCGTCTTTTACTTCAATCATTTTCTGTCATTTCCTTAAGAACTAAATAAACTGTACCATAACTAGATAAAAAGAGCGTAACTACCTAGACTCTAATTCTGCTACTTTAGCAGACAACTCTTTTACCGCGCCAATTAAATACGGAATAATCGACGTATAGTCCATCATCCATGCATCTTTGACTTCGTGTTCGCCAGTGTCTTGATTGATAGTTGCCGACTCAGCGCTGTCGCCTACGTAGACTGCAGACGGAAGAATATCATACAATTCCTGCGCGTACAGTCCATAGTTTATGTTGCCACTCTTTTGATTGACCCACCTAAAATGCTTTGGCTTTAAACTGTCTATGATCCCTAAGGCAGTGAATTCACCAGAAACTTCTATCTTCAGTCTTGAGTCTGAGATATTTTGCAGTTGCACAGACGCGGGATCGGCTCCAGATATGTACCGCATTGCTGCAAAAGAACTGCCTGCACCTTCTTTGTAAAATGCAATAAGAGCAGCGTTGTCTGCGGAGCCGTCTCCAAGCGCAGCGCCAGTTGTCCAAGATCTTCTAAAGATGTTTATTACAGCGCCAGTGTCGTCCGAGTATCTTCTAAAGTTTGCATAAGATTGTAAAAGCTGCATAGACGAAGTGCCGTTGCCTAGCAAAACCTCCGCAGTGTCTAAGCGTCCTGTGGTTATTGTATTGTTCCACAACTGTGTAGATCCGCCGTAGCCATCGTAGTTCATAATTCGTACGCCGGTGCCGCTACCTTGGATGTACCCGCCTGTCAGACGTAGGCCGTCCCCTGAGCCGTCAAAAGTTCCAGATGTAAGCGTTCCACCTACAATAGCTCGACCAGTAATTGTTCCAGCAGTGATCTTGTCCGCGTTAATGTTGGCGGCAGAAATGCTGTCTGACGTTATTCGTGCTGATAAAATTACGCCAGAAGTAATTTTTGCTGCGTCAATCTCGGCTGCTGCAATGCTTGTAGATGTTATTCGCCCAGCTGCGATAACTCCAGCAGTAATTTTTCCAGCATCTATATTAGAAAACGCCGCGTTGCCGAGACCAAAAGCTTCCCAGGCTGATCCGTTCCATTTACTTAGCTTATTGTCTTCATCGGTGTCAAACCAAAGATCGCCTGTAGACACGGCAGTTGGCGCTGATGCTGCATAAAAAACCTTATTCTTTCCGTTTGCAGTAGTCTGCGCTGCAGTTGCCGCAGCGTCTGCAGCAGCCGCCCCCGCAGCAGCCGCAGCAATGCCAAGGTCTCGCATTGAAACCCAGGCAGTTCCGCTCCAGCGTTTTAGCGTGACGCTGTCTGATGAATCAAACCATAGATCGCCGAGTACAGGGTTAGCGGGTGCAGTAGGAGTAAACGTTGTATTAGCACCGCCTGCGTCCTCGGCAAGCTCAGTACTTGTGATTGATCCCGGCTCAATTGCATCCGCTGTAACAGAGTTAGGTGCCAGTGTTTCAGCGGTGACAGAGTCTGGTGCGAGTTCTACGTTTGTTACTGCATTCTGCGTAAGATTTGTTGTGACAATAACGCGCGAGCCAATGCGTCGCGGTGCTGGTCGTTTTTGCATATGCAATACGCGTCGGTGAAGATCGTCAATTCTCTTCCCAACTGTACGCTTGCTTCTTTTTAGATTACTGGCCAATTTGGTCAACCTCCCACTCAGTGATCAAGTTAAGTTCAACTTTCTCAGGAAACGATGGATTGTCTGGTACGTCTACTTTGTATGACTCAATCTTGCGAACAAGAAGATCTGATCTTGGTTCTAGGTTGCTAGCAAGACGAAGCTTGATAAAGTCGTCATTAAATATTAAACAACACCAGTCTCCTGGAGAGTACGTACCAATCTTTGGACTCAATGAGCCGTTAACAGACAACTTGAGATCAGAGACGGGCGGTCTAAATTCAGACAAGTATCTTTGAGCATACGAGTACAGAGTGTCTTCATCATAGATATTCGCTGGATCGTTGCTATTAGTAATCTTTTTAGCAGTTTCAGTGCTCATTGTTTCTTCCTGATCAAGAAGTGGCCAACCTTGAGCTAATAAGTCTATTGCACTAGCAACTGAATACGGCTGACTAGCGTCTTCACCGAGGTCGCCATCGTTGCCAACAACGAAGAACCTCGTAGCAGCATCTTCAGCAGACTCATCTAGACTCGCGTCCATAATGTTTCCAGGATACTCAAACACTAAGTTCTGTGCACCGAACCTGGTGATTGGTGATGCTTCCCCTGCTGGAGGAGGATTTGGAAAGTTTACTGGTAGCACGACAAATGTCCGCTTAAATGCTGACGTTGCAGTATCGTACTCGCAATCAATTCTGTATTCAAAGCCACTCAAAGAATCTGAGTATTCGCTTAGCTCGTCGCCAATTGACTTTAGCTCAAAGCCGCGTCTGTTCTTATCAAAGGTGTCAATGCTTACGCCGCTATACTCGCTCGTTGAAAACTCAAGACCAAAATCTGCGTTTGCTGGGAATGGTCCAAAAGTACTTATCCAGGCAGAAGGCGTTACGATTGCCGTTCCACTACATGCAACAGACTCGGAGTCAATGGCACCTGAAATTATGTAACTAAACGTAGTAGAACTTGGGACAGCCTCAATGT